GTAATTTATTAGAAAGAGAGCAGTACTATATTAATACATTAAAATCATATAATAAATCTATAGGATTTAATATATTATCAGATGTGGGTTTTACATGGGTTAATATTAAACATTCCAAGAAAACTATTAATAAAATGAAAAAATCAAAAATAGGAAATAAAAATCCTATGTATGGTAAAGGTAAATCAATTAATCAATTAGATAAAAATGGTAATTATATAAGGACATTTATATCAGTACCTGAGGCTGCTAAATTCTTGAACTTAAAATGTAAAATAGTAAGAAAAAAGAATAGGAATAATAGATTATCATATAATACAAGTTTATTAAGAAGATGTTTAAGAGGAGAAAGAAAACTAGCACATGGATTCAAGTGGGCCTATGCCAGTTTAATATACAATGATAAATAATTAAAGAAAATGAGTTTTAATCAGGGTGCAAATAATATTTATAAAGCTGTCAATCAATTTAATAATAATGATGACGGTTTATTTACATGGAGTAGAAAACCCGTTTATACGTTTCAAAAAGGTATAACTCGATGGACTGAATATAATGACCCAACTTATTTAGGATTTGTTATAATGTTTGATTGGGTTAATAGTCCATTATTAAATATATCAGAAGACCCGGGTACCGCATATTCCTACTTAATTAGAAACGGTGAAGTTTTAAGAGCATCATATTTACAACAATTCGTAGAATGTCTTAAAGCTATTAATTATAACATGCCATGGTATTGGCAATCAATTGAAGGATTAGCAAGTGCTTGGAAATATGATTCATTTAAAGAACCATATAAGGGTGGCGATGATAGTGTACTTGATATTGAGTGTTTAGAATCAATTGATTTAAAGATGACATTATTAATGGACTTATATAGAAAAGCTATATATGATAATGAGCATAAAAGAGTAATATTACCTGAAAATCTTAGAAAATTTGAAATGTATATTTATGTACAAGAAGTTAGAAAATTTCAAATTGATAAATATTTAGAAATGCAAAATAAAATTGCAGCGGTAAATGTACCAGGCGTTAATAACAAGGTACCTACAGCCGATACTACTATAATTAATAGAAATGAGAATTCACCTTATGTAATGTTCTTATTTAAGTTTTGTGAATTTGACCCAGATGCAGCTTCTGAAACTTTTTCTACTATAAGTATGATTCATGGTGATTCCGGTGGTTTTGCTAAATCTAAAATGAGTATTAAGTATGAATTAGTAGAAGAACCTATGAATTTCTATCCTCTTATTAATGCTACTATTAGTACACTTGCACCTAATGTTCCTGCTAATAATGGTATACAAGTAAATAAATTTGAAGATGCGCCTGAAGATGATTTAAGAACTGCAGCTGTGAAATTAGGACAAGCATCTGCTAAAAGATTAGCAGATAATGCTGCAGCTGAAGCATCAAGTTTAATAGGAGCAAAAATACAAGGTTTAGTTTTAGGAAATGTATACGGTGCTTTAAATGATGTGAGAAACGCTTTACAACAAGGTTCAATACAATCACTTGGCCCAGGTTTAATTAATTCATTTAAAGATAATAAACCTAAACCGCAAAAAGATGCAGACTTAGGAAACGCTTATGAGTAATATAGAACAAGAATTATTTGAAGATAATTTAAAAGATACAGTTTGGATTGGAGAGGTTGTTGATATCGATGACCCATTAAAAGACGGACGTGTTAAAGTAAAAGTATTTGGTAAATTTGATAAACTTGAGAATGATGTAATTCCTTGGGCTCGACCATGGAATATGTTTACAGCAGGTTCAGCAAGCGGTTCAGGATTTCACTCAGTACCTAAATTAAATTCAAAAGTAATAGTTAAATTTGATAATGGTAATATACATGAACCGTCATATATGGCAATTCAACACATGTCTGATGATTTAAAAACTGAGATAGAAGGTTCATATGAAAACGCACACTCATTAATATATGATACAGTAACAGAAGGTGGATTAAAAGTTTTTTTCACTGAAGAAAAAGGTTTAATGTTTGACTATCAAGAAGTTCAGTTTAATATTAAAAATGATAAATCAGTATTTATTACTAATCCAAATGGAGATACTGTTGAATTAACAAATGAAGGAGTATTAACAATTAAAGTTAAGAAGGATGTTTTAGTAGAATGTGAGAAAGCTCAGATTACAGCTAGTAAATCAATTCATTTAGATTGTTCAAAGAATGCTAGTATTAAATTAGGTAGTGATGTAACAGACCAAATTATATTAGGTAATAAATTCCAAGATTATTTTAATAAACATCAACATACTGTGTATGGTGCACCTACTAGCCCGCCTACAGTACCATCAACACCAGACCATTTAAGTAAAGTAGTAAAAACACAATAATATGCCATTAGTTAAAACAGTATTAGAAACAGGTATTAAAACAAGAATTAAAGCTCTTGAACCTAATTTTATTAAGAAACTTGATGGAGGTCCATTAAGTATTCAGATTGCAAATGCAACAACTATTTATGATGCTATAGATAAGATTAAAAATAAATGTCAAGCACTTGGTCAACTAGGTGCATATGATGAACGTGTAATACAACAAGTTACATCGAATGAATGGGCTAATGCAATCGCTAAACAAGTTATAGCCCTGTTAGCTGATGAAGTTTCAAAAATAGTTGCAGATGAGGTTGATAAATTCGTTAAGAGTGCTACGATTATTGTACCACCTGGTCAAGCAGTATATGCTGCAGATGCTGTAGGTGGCGGCCCTGGTACAACAACTGCCCCATCATCCCCAGCACAAATTTCTTAATTTTTTGATTTTCTATGGAAAAATCAAAAGGACTTGATATATAATATAATACTATAATATTATTAACACTTTTAAAATTAAAAAAATGATTTCTGAATTAGTTAAAGAAACAACACAAAAAGAATTTTCATGGGAAGAAGTTGAAAGAGAACAACTTAGAATTAAGAAAAAGAAACACTTTAGTTCAATTAACCCAAAAGATTTAGGTTACTCAGACCAAGATATCGAAGCTTACGAAAAGACTTTTAGCCGTTTAAACGGTACTCCTCAAAAAGATGCAATTATTAAATGTAAAGTTTTATCAGTTAATGATAAATTAGCAATCGTAGATATCGGTTGCAGAGAAGATGGTTACATTGATATTACTAAAGAGAATTCTAGTTATTTAGACTATATAGTTCCAGGTAATAATATCCAAGCTAAAGTTTTAACATCAGTAGAAGAAAAAGGTTTTATAAATCTTTCGTATACACAAGCTGTATATAAAATCAAAGAAGATGAAATCTTTAATGCTATTGGTAAGAAAGTTGCCTATTATGGTAAAATAGAAAAATTAGTACCAGGCGGTTACTTAGTTTTATTGGATGAAGTAGAAACATTTATGCCAGGTTCTTTAGCAGGTGTAAATAAATTACATAACTTTGAAGTTATGTTAGGACAGACAGTACCTGTAGTACCTGTTAATTTCGAAAGAGGTAATATTGTAGTTTCACATAGAGAATACTTACACACATTAATCCCAGGTAAAATAGAAGAATTAAAAGAAGATATTAAAAAGAAACATACTGGTTTCGTTACAGGAACAACACAGTATGGTATATTCTGTGAATTTAATGATTGCTTAACTGGTATGATTTTAGCATCAGATTTAGACGAAGAAACTAAAGCTAAATTTGAAAACAGAGAAGTTAAACCTGGCGCTATATTAGAATTCTTTATTAAAGAGATTATTAGCACAAAGAAAATAATCTTAACGCAAGTTTTAAAAGAAGACCCATGGGATAACATCGAAGGTAAATATAAAATCCCTTCTGTAGTTAAAGGTCGAGTTACATCAATTAAAGAATATGGTGTATTCGTAGAAATAGAACCAGGGATATCTGGATTATTACACCAGAGTGAATTTGAAGATAAAGAGTTTAAAGAAGGAACTGTTATAGATGTTAAAATCAGCAGACTAGATACAGCTACTAAAAAGATATACTTATCACTTAAGTAATAATATTACAAACAGAATGGGTTACTTTAAAACTGTAACCCATTTTTATGTTTAATAACTTTAGAATATCTGAACATGAATTCGAATTTTATCATTATATAATATATGAATAAAGCTAAAATATATGCATTAATAGACCCAACTGATAATACTATTAGATATGTTGGTAAAACTAAAAATGAATTATATAAAAGGCTTAGAAGTCATATTAGATCATCAATAAAGAACACGAGAACTAAAAAAGAATATTGGATTAATAAATTACTTGAATCTGGAATTAAGCCGCTAATACAGTTAATTGAAGAATGTGATATTAATAAATGGGAAGATAGGGAAATTTATTGGATAAACTTTTATTCTAAAATATATAACCTAACTAATAGCACAGAAGGGGGAGATGGCATAAGAAACGCTAAAGGTGAAAAAAATAGCATGTATGGTAAAAAACATACTATTAAATCTAAAGAATTAATGAGTATAAAAGCTAAGAAAAGAACAGGTAATAAAAACTCGATGGCTAAAAAACTTTACCAATATTCATTAGATGGTATTTTAATAAAAGAATGGGATTATTGTAAAGAGGCAGTAGATTATTATAAGATATCTAGAGGTAACGTATCTTCTGCAGCAAAACATAATTTAGATTATATAGAAAATGGATGTAAAGGTAATATGAGAGCAGTACATGGTTTTATATTTCTACATAAAAAGATTGATATTATTAAAAATATTAATTTCCATCATAATACAATAAGAAGATTAAATAATTAATGAAATGAATCTAAATTTATCAAAATCTGATATACTTTTAAATGCTAAAGTTGGCATGGAATTTGAATTTTATTCTAATTATGATGTACAGAAAACTGTAACTTTATTATCTAGAGAATTAAATAAAAAGATTTCTATAGAAACTAAGGCTCACAGTGATTTTAAACCTACTGCAGATCATTACAAAGTAGAACCTGATATGTCAGGTGGTGCTAAATTAATAGAACTTGTTACAGGTTCATTACCTTATCAGGATGCTAGACTTACTTTAATTAAAGTTCTTAAATGGATTAGAGAAAACGGTAAAACTGGCGACAGATGCGGTATTCACATGAACATTTCATTTGACCCTGAAAAATGTGGTGATACATTCTTATCTAGACTTAATATAATTAAATTCATTTTAGAATTTGACGAGGATTTCGTTTATAAATTATTCCCGAAAAGAGAAGGTTTAGTTTATGCTAAGTCTATTAAGTTTATTGTACCAAGAGAGAAATATCAATTTTCAGATATTAAAAATATTAACCCTCATAACTTTATAGTACCAACTGAAAAGTATTACGGTGTTAATTTCCAAAAACTTATTAAAAACTATTTAGAATTTAGATATTTAGGTGGAGATTCTTATGAGACCAGAACAACTGATTTATTAGAATTATTAGACCATTTTATTACTCAGTTATTTGATGTTGCTAAGAATCCGCAATTAACTAGTGAAAACTACGAACAACTTAGAAAGATTTTAAAGAAGTACGAACACTTAACTAAAGCATATTTATCATTTGCTGAATTTAAAAGATATTATCCTAATGTTGGTTTCCTTGTAGATTTAGATTCTGATGATAGAAGAATTAATACTTTCTGGCCAGTTATTAGAGATAAAATATTTAGTCTATTAAATGAATGTAATTTAAAAGATGGTATTATTAATTACAATTCTGATAATAATAAATTACAAATTAAAGATGCTGACTTAACAGATTCATTTAAAATAGAAAATGTAGAATTAATAGATTGTAAAGTTAGAGGTGTATTATATAATTGTGATATCTTTAAGTGTGAAGTTGAATCTGCAGAAATATATTCATGTAATGTATTTAATGAATGTACAGTTAAGGGTTCTAAATTAGAAAATTGCTATACAAATGTAACATGTACTTTAGATGATTGTTATGTATACGGTAAGAAAACTTTAATGAATGGTAAAATGATTGGTGGAGTTTTCAGAGAAGGTAGAATTACAAATATGTCTAAATTTGAGAACACAGAAAGAGTTGAATTCGAAAAAATAAAAACTAGAATAGATGTTAGACATTAATAATGAAGGCGCATTAGAAGCTGGACAATGTATGGATGAACTTATCAGAAAGATAAATTCTGAAATTACAGGCGGTTGTATGATTCCAATTAAGTTACCTAAAAAAGAATCTATTAGAATTATTGATACTGCTAAAGAATGGTTTTATAAACACTATGAAGATTCTGTACAGGAAAATTACTATGCTATAGATAAATCTGTAATATCTTCACCTTCTTATAAAAAGACTAAGAGTTTTGAATTGCCAGGCCCAAGACCTGATGGTTCTGGTAGAATATTCTCAGTTAATAATTTATCTGTTGCAGGTGAACAAATGATTGGACTTTCAGGTAAAACCGGATTTATTGATACTGACTTTTCAATGGAGAGATTATTAGTAGGCGGTGCATACGGAGTTCCATATTCTACTGCTAATGGTGACAGTTTAATGTATTATGTAATTACTGAAAAATATTTTGATTTAGCTAGACAAGTTTTAATTAATAAAATTTCATATAATTATAATAGATTAAATAGAAAGTTAAAGATTATGGGTGAAGACCCTAAGAATCATGTTATATTAGAAGTCTATGAAACTATTTCAGACTGTGCTTTATTTTCAGATGAAATATTTTATAGATACTGTGTAGCAATGCATAAGAAATCTATAGGTACTATGATTATGACATTTGGTTATAATTTACCAGGTAATATTACATTAAATGGTGACATGATTAGAGGTGATGCACAAGAGGAATTAGATGCAATTAAAGAAGAGATTAAAGGCGACGAAGGAACTGATTATTTCATGACCAGTTAAAAAAAAAATCAGTCGATATATAATTAAATTGCTTATTATATGAATAATTTAATTAAAATAATAGATAAGACAAAAAAATTAGGCCCTAAATTTCATTTAAAGAAATTAGAAAAAGAAGTTAAAGTATTTGAAAATGAGTTACCTAAAATATCTAATAATATTTTAGAAGATTTATTTTTAATAAAGGAAAAAATGACTGAAATACCGAAATGTCCTATTTGTAATAATAATAGAATGTTTAGGAATTATAAAAAAGGATATCGATCAACATGTCATTCAAAAAAATGTAGAGATAAAAATTGTGCAAATTCAATTAAATCTTCATTTTTAGAAAAATATGGAGTTGAAAATCCATCATTAGTGAAGGATTTTCAAAAGAAAAGAGAAAATACATTTTTAGAAAAATATAATGTTAAGAATCCATATCAGGCTACAGAAGTTAAAGAAAAAATTAAAGAAACTTTTATTAAAAAATATGGCACAGATAATCCTAATAAGAGTACAGAAGTAAAAAATAAGATAAAGAAGACTAACTTAGAAAAATACGGCGTAGATAATACATATCAAATTAGTAAAGTTAAGAAAAAAATTAAAGATAAATTTGGAGATAATTTTGGATGGGGTTCAGAATATTTTAAAAGTAAATCTAAAGAAACTTGTCAAGAAAAATATGGGATAAATCATCCAGGTGAATCTAAAGAATTTCACGAAAAGATAAGTAAAACACAAGAAGAAAAATATGGCGGCAGAGGTTTTAAATCTAAAGAAATTAACGAGAAAATAAAGAAGAATGTTAAAAGCAAATATGGATATGATATATCATCTAAAAGCCCTATTATTAAATCAAAGATAATAGACACTTGTCTAGAAAGATATGGAGAAAGACATCCAATGCAAAACATTCAAATATTTGAAAAAAATTCAAAAAAGGCATATAAATGGAAATCCATTAAATTTAATGGTGGTATAGTAAGTGTACAAGGATATGAACCATATGCAATACAATATTTATTAAATTGTGGTTATTTAGAAAATGATTTATTTATTAATAATAGTGATATTAATGAAGAAATTGGTAAAATATATTATATAGATAGTAAAGATAAAAAACATAGATATTATCCAGATATTTATATAAAGAGTGAAAATAAGATTATAGAAGTTAAATCTGAATATACATATAGAAAGAATGAATCGATAAATTTATTAAAACGTCAAGCTTGTTTAGACAGAGGTTTAAATTTTGAGTTTTTAATAATAAATGATAAGTTTTTAAAAGAAAATAATTTGATAGAATAAATTGGCTGACATATACATAAAGGTAGAAGGTGACCCTAGATTTGAAGAAGATAAAATTGAAAATGCTGATATATTAGAACAATATCTACAGCAGATTGAATTATTATTATTTACAAGAAAGGGTGAAGTTTTAGGTGAACCTAGATTAGGTGCTGATATTGAAGACTTAATATATGGACTTAATTTATCAGAAGCCCCTATCAAAACAGCTATAATGGACCAGATAACTAGATTTTGCATGCTACATACTGTTTTTAAAACTGATGTAGAAGTTAAATTTTATAAAGGTACCGAAAGAGATATTGGTGTAATTGATATTATCGTAAATGATAATCAAGTAGCTGGTATCGTGCTGACTTAAATAATAAATAAAAATGGAAGAGAAAAAATCTTTTTTAAGTAGAATTGCTATAACAAGTGAACAGATTTTTGATGAAACAAAAGTCTACTTACAAAGGGTGTATAATAAAACTGCATCTCAGTTTTCTAGTGGTTCTCCTTATGGACAAATTTTAAAAGTTCTAAGTAATTACTATGAACATTTATTCTTTTATTTAGAAGATGCACAAGTAGAAAATCACCCATATACTGCTAATACAATAGAAGCTATTTACGGTAATGCACAAGCTGCAGGTCATAATCCGACAAGAACTATGGCTGCGATTGGTGAAGTTAAATTCAAATTTAAACCCGGAAAAGAGAGTTCATTTAATGGACCTTATATTATTTTAAATGATGGTATACAATTAAAATGTAATACTAATAAATTAAAATATACAATGAAGTTCAATTCTGATAGAGTTATTATTAATAAAAATAGTAACGAGTATACTTATGCTACAATCTATCAAGGTGTATTCGAAACACAAAAAGTATTAGGTACAGGCAGGGCAATGCAAACATTTAATATTAATGTTAATGGATTAGCCGACCATGTTAATGTTAAAGTATTTGTAAACGGTAGACTATGGAAACAAGTTGAATCAATATATGATATGGCTGGAAATGAAGCTGAAGCTGTAATAGTAAGAACAGGTTTATCAGGAGGTATTGATTTAATATTTGGTAATGGATATTTTGGTAAAGTACCACCATCAGGTTCTATAATTGAAGTCCAATATTTAGTTAATGCTGGTAGTTTAGGTACTATTACTAATGATTCAGGTGATATCAGTTTTGAATTTATGGATGAAGGCATAACAGCATCAGGTGAAGAAGTTGATTTAAACGAATTTCTTTTAATGGACACTGTAACGCCGCCTAGATTAGGAGCAGATGCTGAAGACCATAATTTTACTAGATATATTGCACCTCTTGCGAGTAAGAGTTTCGTATTAGCAGGTCCAACAAACTATGAACATTTCTTAGCAAGATATAATGCATTCTCTTATATAGATGCTTATAATACAGTAGATGATGATTATCTTGATGATGATAATGTCACATATTTATTTATATTACCTGATGTAGCAAAGAAGCTTACGTCAGACGTAGACTATTTTAATTTACCAACTAAAGAGTTTGTATTAGATGAATACGAAAAGAAAGGTATTAAAAGAGCAATTAGAGAAAGTGGTAATCAAGCTACATCTAGTGAAATACAATTCGTAGAACCTGAAATAAAGAGATATGCTATTAATATAGTATTAAGATATTTTAATGGTTATGATAAAGATTTAATACATAATGAAATAAGAACTAAATTAAATGATTATTTCTTAACTGTTAATAGAAGAGATAGAATTCCAAAGAGTGATATAATTGCTGTGATTGAAGGTATTGAAGGTATTGATTCAGTTAATGTATTTTTCGTATCTGAAGAAAACGAGACTGCAATCAAAAATGGTTATTATATTAAAAAATCTTATAAAGTTACACCGACTACACCATTCTTACAAGAAGGTGAAGGTACTAAAAAGAGATTTATATTCTTTAATAAAGAATTGATTGAAACTAAAATTACACTTGCAGAAAACGAAGACCCAATGTTAGGATTAGATGAATTTGGTGATATTGTAATTAAACATGACCAGTTGCCAGTTATTAGAGGCGGATGGTCTGATAGATATAATACATATTATCAAGAATATCCAACTAAAGGTCAGCCTTCTTCTCTTTCTATATACTTCAAAGAGAAAATTGATAGAACATTAAATACTAATGTTCAAACGGCTAATAGAAAAAAATTAACCTAACAGATGGACGTAGAAGAAATAACAAGTGATTTATTTAAGTATAAAAGACCTAGCTTATATAAAATAGCAAGAACGGCAGGTGAGGAACGTTTAAATACACCATTTAATTATTCTGATAATAATGAAGTTATAAAAAGAACTATATCACCTCATATTACTAGAAATCCGGTAGTTGAAAAATTCCTTCAATTTATAAATGACCATACTGTACTTATGTATAAAGCTACTACTTGGTTTAAGCTTAAGAGAGTTTATACAGTAGATAAAGACTATGAATATATAAAGTAAGATGGCACAAAACTATAAATTTCTTAGCTTTCACGATAAGACAGGTACAGACCTTAACTTCTTCTATGATTCAAACGTAGGAGCTTGGATTGGTGATATTTATATACCTGAAGTATCTGTGGGGTTATATGAGACTATAAATATTTTTATTGTAGAGGAATTTATAACATCAGGTAATATTAAGAAATTCGGTACACCTCATATAAGTGACCCTAACGCTTCTACAACTGATGGTCATAAATGGTTAGCAAAATGGGTTGATAATAAAGATGAAGATATTTTTCTTTATCAATTTAAAGCTAATTCTAGCAAACCTATAATTCAAACAGTTAATGAACTTGAAATATTAATTGATTATGATTCAAATCAAACAAATGATATTAATACAAATCAAGTTATAAGTAATGTTGTAACTTCTGCAGCTATACAATTAAATATAGCTCTTAATTCTGAGATTGAAGATATACATGAAAGAACATTATTAATACAAGAAAAAGCAACAGGCGCATTAGTAGCTAAGATTAGATTTTATGGAGAAACAATTGCAGAAGATGAGCGTTTCACTACAGAATTAATTAGATTAGGTATGAATATTGAAACAGATGAGTTTCCAATATTTAGAGATAGTGATATTAATGAATCTAGACCTGACTTTGAAATAGTTAATAACAAGAGAAAAGAAATGTTAATAGAAGGAAGGAATATCCATCCTTTTATTGGTTCATATAAGGGTTTAATAAATGCTATTAAATTCTACGGTTATGATAATATTAAAATAAGAGAACATTGGTTAAATATAGATAAAGAATCTATCAATTATGGTAAATTCAGAATGACTGATGTATTAGATATATTCGATAATGAAGTCGATTTAAATGATAATACTTTCCAGTTACCTAATAAGATTTATAAGAAAACTAATTTATTTTCATTAGTATACCGTTTAAACGAAATGACTGATGAAGAAAATGAAGATGATTTACCAGTAGTAAAAGAATCATTTGATTTTACAAGTGAAGAAATATTAATTAAATTATTTGGTTTAAAAAATATTATCAGAAAGAAATATTTAAACGGGACATCTAAAATTGTTGATATTGTAGGTGAAGCTGATTACTTTACTAAAACAACAACTTCTATATGGTCTGATAACCAAAATATATTTAAAATTAAAGTAGGTAAAACTCCTAAGTTTTCAATATCGCCAAGTGATGAGGGTTATATACAAGACTTAAGAACTATTGAAGATATATTATTTCCATCAGCTACTCCATTTTTATTAGACCCTAATTTAACAGCAGGTTCTAGTATAAGAGCTTTTGAAATTGCTGATGTATTATTAGCTTATTTTAAAGATTATAGTCCTAATTTAGATACTGTTGCTGAATTGCCAGATAAGCCTGGAATAGCAGCAGGATATCCAGTTGTGTTAGAAAATACAACATTTGATACTTCATGGAATGATGCTCAAATGAATTGGGATGAATTAAATGCTACAGGTAATTTAATTATTGATTTTGAACCTACAGTATTTGCTTCAGGTGATACTTTAATAATTAAGGATAGAAAATCAGGAGAACAAGTTTCACATACAGTTACATTCAGTGATACTAAAGAAACTATTATAAATGATTTATATAATCAAATACAAGTATTAGCAAATACTGACGATGGTAGACCATGGTCATATTATGTTATTACTAAAGAAGATACTGATAATGATTTATCTAATGAAACTATTAGATTTAGACAAGTATTTACAGGTAATATCGGTGTTGATTTTGTAGGTGAATCTATTGATGGTGGTATACCTGGTAATAAACCTACAATTGAAAAGAAATTCAGAACAGGTAATACAGTTAATACATGGAATACTTATGGAATCGGTGACTTCTATGAATTAGAATGGTTAGTAACTAAAGATGCTACTGATACTCAACCTGCTTATGAATTTACATCTAGAGGTGATATTGGAGATTTTAATAAAATTGCGTTAGCTTTACCTTATACTGGTACTTACAATGTTGAATTAAGATTATATGATACATTCAATCAGTTATCTTCTAAGATGATAAAAGATAGTATAACAGTTCTTTCAAAGAATGTTGAATTTGCAGGATTTTATAAATTCAGAGAAGAGAAATATGAATGGGAAAGTGCAAGTACTAAAGGTGCAACATGGGATGATTATTCATCTGATTGGGATTTACCTATAGTTCCACAGTCTGATACAATAGAAGGTAATGCAAGTATATATGAAGCTTTGGATAGGTCTAATTATATTTTAAATAATTCTAATCCTGACCAACAATTATCATATCATTATGAAAATCCTGAAGCTCCTATATTAAATTATTTATATACGCCAGGTGCATATCACTGGGATAATCTAGGCGGTGCTACATGGAATGAAGCTTATCATTTATGGTGGAATTCTACTAAGATAAGCGGTGATACTCCTGCTAATTTTAGAATTTATGAAGTTGCTGTAGGTGAACAATTAATAATTGAACAAAATTTACCATTTGTTAATATTGGTATACATATATTCCAGTCAAATGATTTACAATCAGCGGCTAATGAATTGAATAATAGTACAGACCCTGTAATATCTAAATACATATACAATCCAGTATACGATATGCTTACTGATGGTGAAGTAGTAACATTTATACAAGCCGTTGCTAAGAAGTTTGGTAGAAATGGAGATTGGACTAATTTAACATGGTCTGATGGTGTAGATATTAGATATCAGCAATTACATGAAACTAATAATCCTACTTATAATGATGTAAGATTCTTAAATGATGGTAAAGTATTACCAAGATTGACATATTTAACATTCACATATGATATGTGTAAAATGCCTGGTAAAGATAAACCTATCTGGGAATTAAGTAATCTGGATTCACCAGATACTGATAATATTATATTTTCAGGTAGATGGTTTACATATTTATTTAAGAGAAGAGGTAGATATAATTTAAAATTAACTTTAGAAGACAGTAACGGTAACGTAAACACTGTATCTAAAAATATTTTAATAATTAGATAACGTAAAACAAAATGATATATACATTACTAGAGTACTGTGCCAACAGTCTCTATAATAAATTTAATGATAAAATAAATCAAAAAAGATGGCAGTAACGCTTACAGAGATATTAGGTACAGACTCAATTTCAGGGTCACGTATTGTTATTAATGACAACTTTTCAATTCTTCGTGATGAAATTAACGCAATTGAAGTTTATTTAGACCCTGATGCTGGTACATTAGATGGATTAAATTCTATTCAAGCTCTTGAATTAAAAGTAGGTCCAGTCGGTACATATTTACTAGATATTACTAGTACAGCATTTAATGTTAATACTAGTGTTAACTTTACACAAGCATCATCATTAATTAATATTAATGGTTTAATTGCTCAAAATAGTTTTGCATTATTAGATGAAGCTGCGTTCTCCGGTTCAACTACAGTTGACCCATTAGTTGGATATGGTACTTATAGTATTAAACATGCTTCAACATCAGATTTTACAATTGAAGTTAAGGAAGCTAATCCAGGTCAAGAAATTACATTCTCTGCAGAACAAAAAGGCGGCGGTAATGTAATTATCAAAGCTGCAGTAGATGCTTTATTTGTAATCGACTCTACTAATAATAAAATTAGTTTAAATGATGTTGGTTCAACAGTTACATTGAGATTTATAATTGACTCAAGTAATAATGGTGCATTCTATGTTGTAGGCGGTCATAACTATACTGCTACTGTATAAAATAATTAAACTGAGTTAATGGCTACAAAATTATTAGATCGTATCATATATAAGACTACTAATTTAGTCAATGGTTTAATATATGTAGGACAAGATAGTTATAATAATCCTAAATATTTAGGTTCAGGTGTATTTTTAAAAAGAGATATTATTAAATATGGTAAATCTAATTTCAAAAAAGAAATTTTATGTAAATGTAAAACTTCAGATGAATTAGATAAAATGGAAATTTATTGGATTGATAAACTTAATACAATAAATAAAGGATATAATTTACTCAAAGGTGGAAAAGGAAATTCTTCAAATGAATATATTGATAAAATGTCAATTTCATTAAGAGGATTTAAAAATCCAATGTATAAAAGTAGCGTAAAAGAAAAATGGATTAAAAAATATGGATTAGATAAAGCTACTAAAATGTGGAATGAATCTAATAAAAAAAGATCTATCAATGCTACTAAAAATACTAATAAAAAAGTTAAAGTTTTTAATATAGATAATATTTTAGTTAATGAATTTAATTCTTTAAAGGAAGCTTCATTATATACAGAAGTTGGTTATAAATATATTAAAAATTCAAATAAAAATAATAAATCTTCTAAAGGTTTTTATTTTAAATATTAAGTATCATGGCAACACCATTAATTAGGACAATACAAGCAAGCGGTGGAAGTTTTTATGCTTTCGCTTCAGGTGCTAGGGATTTAACTAGAACTAATAATAATCCTCAATTAAAATTTGAGTTCTCTAAATTTGCATTATTGAACTTACCGGATATTCAAACGCCAGTACAGTCTCAAAATTACTTGCAATTTAGAACAGTTGATGGGGCTATATTTAAAGGTGTTGATGCTGATGATAATATTAACTTAGCAGAATCGTTCCAGAATTATGCCCTTAATTTAGAGTCATTACTATTAGCAGATGATGATTATACATCATCATTAAAACAAACTGTATCAGAAAGAGTTTTCTTTAAATGGCTTAAAGAATTAGGCGCATTAAGATTTAGAGAAAGTAATCAATCTGAAAAGAATCCAGCAATTACAGATAAGAGATTTGTTGAAGAAGATACTCAAACATCAGGTACTAGAAGATACCAAAGAGTAGTAGAATATGTTGGTAATATTGATGCAATTAACCACGTTGATAAAGGAGGTGAGGCATATCAAGAAATTTATATAAATGTACCGACAAGAGTTGGTAATACACCTACTGTTTTATTTAAGGCATTAAGTGACCAGAATTATCAACCAAGTATGGTTATATCCCCTGGTAATAGTGAATTTATTTTAGGAAGAAGTGCATCAAGTATACATCCTGCTGGATTATCTATGTTAGCATTCTATGATTATGATTCACCTGTAATTTATAGTGATACTGATGCTAATTGGCATGGAAGTATTAAGGCTGATTCATATTTTACTGAACCTACAACATTCGAAGACCCATCTAATTTATTGATAACTAAATATCAAAGTGATTATGGTGGAGGTGTAGACCCATTTACAGATGTTACTTATTTAAGAAGTAAATTAGATGGTATCTCAATTGATTTTGAAGGTGACTCATATACTGATATTGTAGTGGACCCAAATATTGCGGTTTTACAAGAATATAACTCTGTTACTAAATCTAAGAATTTCCAATTTAATGTAATATTAGTTTATTACGATATTTACGAAACTTCTAATCCAGATAATAGAGCAACAAACCTTTATGGTGTATTATTTTTAAATAACATTACACCTACAACGCAAGGTGGATTTATTGAAAGATATAAGAAAATTAAACCTAATGATATTACAGGTTTAAATGGTAATTCATATGGTTTTAAAATTAATTTAAAGCAAGATACAAGTATTGATAATGCAGCTATTGTAACAGTTATTAATGACTATAATACATTCTCTATGGATTTATTCCTAGATGTATCTGCACAAATGCAAGAGGCTGTTAAGGTATTATACCAAACACAAGCTAATTTTTATGATGTTATTAATAGAGTTAATGGATTAGAAAATTCTATTTATACTAGTGAGAATGTTACAGAATTAAAAGCAAGAGTTGATGATTTAGAAGCATCTCTTCAAAATGCTAATTTAGCATTTGCAAATTCAACTGCAATAATTGATTTAATTGGAAAGAACAGTGATGATATTCAATCAATTGTTAGTGGTAATATTCCAGTTAATTTACAATATAATACTGATGTTTTAAGAAGTGGTGATGGTATATTAATTGATAAATCAGTACCAAATAAAATTAAAATAACAAATCAAAATCAGAAATATATAATTAACCAATTGTATGAAGAAAGTACATTTGAAAATGTTATTAATTCTGATAATTTATTAGATTTAAATCAAACTAATATTAGCTCTTACATGAAGTTAAAGTTATTTACTAACATGGTAAGAATAAATGTTGAGAATAGTGCACTTGGTAATTTAAAGATTTTTATAGATGACCAAGGTATTAGATTTAAAGAAGGCCAAGTAGTTAGATTTGTGTTTGATACACCACTAGCTATAAATGGTAAGAATATAGTTTTTTATACAGATAAACTAAATAAATTTGGTCAAGGTGCTTTAAATAAAGTTATAGGTACCGTAGCTGCAATAGATTTAAGTGGTCAAAAACCTATTATAGAATTAACTTGTTTAGATGAAGTTAATTATACATTTGCAGTAGACGTTTTAAGATAAAGTAATAATTAGAAATGCCAGACAATACTAAAAACTCATTAACAACAGCGTTAAGTCAATTTATTAGACTTGAAAAAAATGCTATTGATATTTTCAATCGTATTAACGAAGCAGTTACGTCTGATAAAGAAAATGTTACAATTGATTTCTTCGATGATACTGACCAGTTAAAAAGAATACAAGTACCATCATTTGGTTATTTAAAAAATTATTTAACTAAAATTGAAAATGATGTTAAAAACTTAGCAGGTCTAGGTGATTCAGATACTATTATAAAGTTATCTGATGGTACTCATAGAAGAGTAATTACTTCTAGATTAAAATCACCTGCAGATGATATTACATCATTAGATGTACCTACTACATTTGAATATAAGAATAATTGGTTCTTTGAAGATTTCATGAACCCATTATTATATATTACTTTAGATGTAACTAATCAAATTCCTAGTGATACAGAAAAAGTAATTATAAAGAAATACTTACTTGAAATTGATACTGAAAGTAAGAGACAATATTTCAATGAGAATTTTAAGGGTAAATCAGATATTGATTATATCCAATTTAATACTGCTTTAATTAAAGAGAGTATTCAATTTGTGCCTGATGATGATTTCAGAGACATTCCACCTAGAGAAGTAAGATATACTGGTAACTTTGATATTATTAAAATATCAGATGTATCTAATACTAATTTAGTCGATGGTAGTCAAATTAAATCAAGAAGAAAAATATTCAAGCTTAATAAATTAACATATACTGATTTACAAGCTGGATTCCCTGATACATTAAGTCTTAAGATTGGAGATAACGTTGTAGTTAATTCAAATCCTAAAGATACAAGATATGTAGTTAAACAAGTTGACACTACTACTAATACAGTTGAATTAGAATTAGTAGAAGGTTATAGAGGTTTATCTATAGGAGCTGATGTTCTTTCAATTTATAAAGACGTAGAAAATAGTATTGAAATTCAAATACCTATTAACTTTGACAAATATGTTGTATGTTTTGTTAAAGCAGTAGACCCTGTTTCTAAAATACCAGCTCAGAACTGGTCACCAGGTGTAGGATTCTATACAAATAGTTTAACATTAAATGCTAATGGTAGCGAACCTGTTTCATTAGATACTTATTATAGAAATGAAGTAACTGATTTTGGTTTATTCATTTTATCGATGGCTAAAGATAAGATTGCACCTTCAGCATTAGCTATAGAACCTAATACTCCTGAATTAGATGCAAGTACATTTAAAGTAGTACAAGTTAATAATCATATTACTGATAATCCAGCATTTAAAGAGCTTAAACAATTATCAGACGATAGAACTAGACTTTCTGCACAAGTAAAAGAATTAGATGGCGCTATTACTAATAAACAAGCAGCTATTTCAACTAAGCAATATAGTTCTACAATTGAAAAAGATAAAGACTCTAGTGAATTAAATTCATTAATAGAGCAAAGGTCATCTGCAGCTAAATTATTAGCTTCAATCGTTGCTGATATTAATGCTAAATCTAAATCTGAAAGTATTACTGATGCTAAACCTAAGTATAGAGTAAGAGGTTTCTTCCCTATGCCAGTACCACAAAAATCTAAATATACTGGAGACCAAGAAATAATTGGATTTGAAAAAGAATATAGATACATTGGTACAAACGGTGGCGCTAATAAAGTAGACCAATTCAAATACATGGATAATGGTGTTGAAAGAATTGGTGCACAGAGTAATTGGATTCAAGATATATTTGTTGCAAGACAAAGAATTTTTGATGAAACAACTGGTACATATGTATGGGAAAATCAAAATGTTGAAGACCCAGAAAAGAATAATATTAATCAATTAGATATTCCTATCACACAAGGTGAAGGTGTTGAAATTAGAATTAGAAGTGTATCTGAAGCGGGATATCCAGCTAATCCAGCTAAATCTGAATGGTCTGATATTATTAGAATTGATTTCCCAGATGATTTAGTACAAGCTGACCAGATATCTACAATTTTAGAAGAGAATGCTAAAGAACAACAAAGAATTAAATTAGAAGAAGACTTAGCATCTAAAGGTGTTATATCTCACGTTGATGACCAATTCTCTGCTAATGAAAAAGTATTTAAGCATCACGCTATTAATATATTCTCAGGTTTCTTATCACCTGAACAAACTCCTATTGCCTTATTTGACAAGCTTACAGCTATGGAAAATAAGATTAATGAGTTAGAAGCTATTGTTAAGAAAGTTAAAGGTACTCTTAGTGTTAAGATACTTGATGATGCTGGTAACGAATACGTTGTACAGAGAAATAATTTAGTTAAATTATTCGCTGGTTACTATGCTGACGTTGTTAAAAACTTAGATATTAAGAAAGGTGCAATTGTCGCTAAAACATATTTTATTATATTAGAAAATATTGCAGCAACTCCTTTAGAATTATATTCTAGGATTTCTGGTAATAGAACTTTACGTGCACATGAATCAGGTTATAAATTTGCTACACCTGGTACTCCAGCTCCAGCAATTGCTAGTGATTCATATTACTTAAATAGAGGTAAGTATGATTATGTTCCATTAATTTATACTAATCCTTTAAATGGAGGACCTAGTGGACCTGACTATATTAATAATTCACCATATCAGAGTTCACAATTATTAGGTCAATTCTTATATGGTAGATATACAGATGTTGCAGGTACAGAAAGTTATTATGTAGATTATGATGTTGATACACCTTCTAACATAATTGATTTAGCTGCAACTCCAATTGATGACGCAGAATATAGTATTAATGGTACGCCTTATACTAACATCGGTAGCCCAGTTACAGATTTTATCTGGAGTGGTTCAGGTGTAGGTAATACTACTAACTTTACAGACGGTACTGTAGTTGCAGATTATGATAACGGTGTTAAGATATTATTACATGAGCAACATCCTTTAATTAATTCTACACCAAGTTCAGCTACGATTCAGGCTAGCAGATTAGTGACTAACTCTAAAGCTGCTAATAGAACTGCAGAAGTAACTGACGGTAAAAGACAGACTGCTTATTTCGTAGCTACAGGAGGTCCAGTTTTACGTTCATCAAAATGTGCCTTTGAACCAGATGACCAATGGACATTAGGTAAAGCAAGTGTAGGTTCATACTTATTCCTAGCACCTACTGACGAAACACAATTATCTGTTAATGGTGATGACGAATTATCAATTAAGAAAATAGAATTTGGTACAAACAAATCTGTACAAATTCCAGTTGTATTCCAATATAGAATGACTGATTTCGGCGGTGTTGGTGATACAGGTATTGGGTTCGTTGGAGGCGATAGAACAGGTGCTACAAGAGATTTAACTTATGCTAAAAGAATGGGATTTGATATTAATATCGGAGAAAATGAAAAGTTTTCTTTTGATATTGAAGTATTTGCTAAATACCGTTCTAATAAGCTTAATCTTGAGAAAGTACCGTCTAGAGATGTTAGATTAGCACTTGACGACCTTAGCAAGAATGTTACTATTACTCCTAGTATAACAACATCAAGCAATTTATAATTGCTAGATAAATACTATAAGTAATTCACAGAAATGTCAACAAAGTTATTAGAAAACACATCATTTAATATCCTAAGGGTTAATCCTAAATTAAGTACAAATACTAAAATAGTAGTTGACTCAAAAGGAGGGTTATTCTTAGAATCATTCGATGCCGATGAAGAATTATCTAAATCTAGATATAAAGCTTTCAGGGTTTCTTCTAAAACTACATACGACCATGATTTAGCTAGATTCTATAAGAATACACCTAATGATATTATATTTAAAGTTCAAAGAGACTCATCTGACTTAAGTGTATTAGATGATTTCTCAAAACAATATGAATTTAATTATACACTAGGTGCAGAAGCTGTTAATTCAATTTCGTATGACGAAGAATTTGGTATATTAGCTCCAATTTGGTTAGAAAAAAATATACCAGATTATTTTGTAATATTTAGAATAGATGAACCAGTTTCTGTAAATAATCTAAATGCTTCAAGTGAAAATACAAATGAAAGTTTAGTAGAAGACCCTACTAATTTTATTGAGAATATTCTTAAAAAAGCCACGTTAATTAAAACAATTGACTTGACTTTAAATTCAGAGATTGGTAAGTATATTAGAAATTATAGAAATTCAGAAAGATTTCCAGATGCCCCATTATTATTTAATTTTGAAAGAAATGAGAAGACTGAATGGAGAGGGATAGATTTAAAGAGCGGTGGATTTAGTAGTAAGCCTGAATATATTTATGATACATTCTTTGGTAAAGATACTACTATTTTAGAAGATGAATTTTTCATAACACAAGGATTTGAAAGAAATTCATTAGCTTGTGCTAATATAATGAATTTGTATTTCTTATTTGATGATAAAGATGTTAAAGATTTTACTATTAATAGATATTTCGGTTTATATGTAAATACTTTAGAAGAAGGTACATTCCAGATTTCTGGTAAAGAAATGTACATGGATTCATTTTATGAAAATCAATATCCAAAACCATCAAATGAAAATTTCTTAGTTAAAGATAATACTAAAGATATTGTCCAAACCAATGAAGATGGTATCTTAATGTATATTGATAAAACTTCAGTTGAAACGCAATATACTTATAATATTGATATTGATAATAATTTTACATTAGATTTACTTAATTATAGTTTCTTACCTAAAGATACAGATGTTTATAACCTTGCTTCAATATTTTATGTAAAAGATAAAAATGATAATTTACATAATCTTAAGATAGGTGGGACCTGGGAACATGGTAATCAACTTAGATTAAAATCTACTCAAATTAAATGGAAAGATTTTACAGGTACAGATGAACCTATTTTAACAACACATTCTAGAATAACCGATAAGAAAGGTAAAGCATGTACATTCTTAAGAGTAAATGCTATAGTACCACACGGTGATAAGTATTTTACTGGTTTAGTTAAAAAACAAATCTATAGTATTACTTCTACTAAAGTAGTACCAGGCGATATATTTACAATTACTGATAATACTTCTACTAGTATTTCTATAAATGCAGTTAATAATAATATCAATGATTTATTAGAGTCTATTAAATTAGTATGGAAAAATGAAACATTAGGTAATTTTAAAAACTTTACAGTTTCAGTTAAGAATGGTGTTTTAATAGCATCTGAAAAAGATTATAGTGGCATAGATGTTAATTTTACAATTAGCATATCAGGACCTGTTTCTAATTTAATTATTAATAAAGACGTTAGTAGTGACTTAGAACCTTTAACTATTACAGCAGATGGTGTTAGTAATATTGAAGTTGGTACAGCAGATGGTAGAAGATTTAATCCTAACGGTACGTTAAAAGAAATTGCTAAAGCTATGGCTTCAGCATTTAATAATATTAAAGATAGTTTCTTTGAAGCAACAGCTGTTGATAATTTAATTGTATTGGCTGCAAAAAATGTAGGCAGTAGATTCAATGACTTAGTAATAGGTAGAGATTTATTTTTTACAGGCGGTCATGTTGAAATATTATCGAATGAACCTGGATTTTTACATACTGACTTTTCAACCTGGTATTATGAAGGTGGTAATAATGAACCTCGTAGTAGAGTATTTGTAGATATTAATACATTTAATGATTTTAATGTTGCTAATAGATTTGTTAAATCACTAGACAAGACAGGTAAAGAAAATGGTTTAGCACCAGTAAAGAAAGTTTCATATTATATTGATGAACCTATAAAGGATGTTAATGGTAAAATAATAGGTTATAATAACATAGATAAGTATTGTACTATTATTATAGACGATGAAGAAATTATATTTAGTGATTCTATTAAACACGTTTATTTATATGAATTATATAAAATACCATTTGGTAGATTATCAATTTTCCCTATTAAAGATATGGATATTGACTTTTATAGTCCTGAATATGGGGATGAACGTGAATTAAATATTGAATCAAAATTTTATAAAACATTTAATATATCAAATACTTATACACAAAGTGAAATTGAAGATTTCTATGAAACAAAGGAATTCTCAACATTACAGGGTCAATTAGCAGATGAAGTTGTAGATAATGTTATAGAATCACCTAAGATAGAAATTGAATACGATAGACTTAAAGAAAATTATATACAAGAGTTAGTTACTCCTTCTAGAATAACCCCATATATTAATAAATGGGTATATAGAAATGGTAAAGATACAAGAGACCATGATTATAGATTATCATCATCTCTTGCATTTGGTTCTACAAATTTTTCACCTTCAGAAGATGAGTTTACTAGAGACCCTGACTACTTTACACATGAATGGTATTATCTTCAAAAATTACCATATTATTTTGGTAATTACGATAAATCTGAATTGAAAAATGTATTCAGTTATTTCCCAGATGCTATTGATGTAACGTCATCAGGTTTATATGATGTGAATAATGATTACTTTACAGAGTACTTTACAGTTGATTTACTTAAGTACCCTATATTAGATACTAACTATGAGCATTTATTAAATGAAGAATTAGTTGCAGTTAAAAAGCAATTAAGATATTCAGTATTTGAAGGTGGAAGTAATGTTAATTTCTCTACAGCATTTTTTAGAGGTGTTAAAGTTATAGCTAAAGAAAGAGTTGAATCTAATACTATCATTGATTATAATTTACAAAATATTAAATTAAAACAAAGTAATAGATTTAATGATTATAAATTCTCAGCTGTATTAATACCTCATAATGGTACTTATCCAAATGATATTAAAAGAAAATCAGTAGAGATTGAATTTATAGAAAATAGAAAGTTTAAAAACATAACTTTAGTAATATATGTAAGAATTGATGATTTATTAAATCAAGTAACTACTGAAATATCAAACGTTCCTATAGATATACCTTCAGCGTTTATTGATAGAACAATATTATATGCATTAGATAGTAAATTTAAAGAAATTAAAGTTTCTAATTTACCTACAGGGTCGACTAACATAGATTATGAGGATGTAATTCTTACAGGTGCAATTGATATGAGAATATCTGCAGGTACTATATTTGGTACACCAGGTACTATTAAGGGTGGTATTAATGCTGCAGGTGAAAGAACTAATTTTATTGATGAAATTACTTTAAATAAAGATGGTTCATATAATCAAGTTATTGCTTATTCAGGTTTATCACCTAGATATTTCCAAGTTACTAAAGTATTAAATGATGATACATTCCTTGCAAGTCCTATTATAGGCGGTCCACAGCCAATTGCATTAAGTGATTTACAAGTTCAAATTGGTACATATATCTACCAAGGTGGTGGTTATAAATATTGGGACCAACGTTTAACTAAGGTTTCATATGCTGCTATTGCTAATTTAATTAATAATGGTAGCCCTGATATTTCATATCATACAGTCCTTGAAGATGGTAGTATAGTTGATAATTTATTCTTAATTGAATTACAGACATCTAAGGCTGTAATTAAACCTAGTTATATCAAAGTTATATCAGATAATAATAAGCCTGTTAATTTTAACTTAACAGATACTATCGGTTATAAAATGTCTTATAAAGATAGAGCTAATGTTCAACCTATATACAGACATAGTGGTAAATATCAACCTAAGTTTATAGATGTAATTAATTTCGAGGACCCTTATATTACAAACTCTTATGAAAATCAACTTGACAGAGAAAGTCAAATAATGAAATTTATAAGAGATAAAAATACACAGTTTAAAATAGAAGCTGATTTCGGTTTACTTAAAAATATGTTTTATCATAAAATAAGTGATAAGAATAAGAAGGGTGTATTAGAATTAACTAAAATTGATGCGTTTAAACCATTATATCCATTAATCGGTGAAATTGCAATTGATAAAAAAGATTTCTATATTTTTACATCTAATTGGGATGCAGGTTATTTTGATAGATATGTAGGTAAAACGAATAAAGTTTCTATAATTGGAACAAGAAGCGTAGTTGATAAAAAATCATTCTTCGGTTCTAAAATTATGAAAATTGTAGATGAATTACAAATTGAAACATTTAATTCTATTAGAGCTAATACTGAATTGGAATTAGAAACAATAGGTGCTGAAGTTTTAAAACCAGATAATCCATATTCTCTGGTATATTTAGAAACCCGCGACCAGATAATACTTGATATTTATTTAGAAAAAAGATTAATTGAAATATTATCTAATAGTGGAATTGCATCTTATTTTGCAAAATATATTAAACCAGAATATGGTTTCGGTTTACAGGATTCATTAATAGATGATATAGAAGGTTATATAATTAACAATATATTACCTAGATACAAGATAGGTTTAATAGAACTATATGTAAATAAATCAAGAGATAATAAATTAAATAATACAATTCCGTTAATAAATAGTAATGTATCAGATGTTACTAAAAACATCAACGGAATGGGCCAGGTTAAAGATTTTAATTTTAATGCACTTACAGGTAGAAGCAACTTTAATATAAGAATAACTTATAATAAAACTAAAGGCTATTATTATTCTATAGCACCTAGCATTAAGATTATTAAAAAATAACTTTAATATTAAGTTAATTACGAGATATATAATATGTGAAAGATTCATACGTTTATATTTATTTAAACCCAATTAAAGGGGGTAATTATATTTACGGTTCATATTCTTTTGAATATGAACCTTTTTATGTTGGTAAAGGTAAAAAAGATAGATTATTATATCATTTACATGAAACTAAAGAAAATACGATAAATATACTAAAATATAATATTATTAATAAAATTAGATTAAATAATTTAGAGCCAATAATTATTAAATTACATGATAATTTAAACTCAAAGAAAGCATTTAATTTAGAGAAAAAAATTATTAGATTAATAGGTAGAATTGATAAAAATACAGGACCTTTAAGTAATTTAACAGATGGTGGTAGAGGTAGAAATAATTATAAAATAAGTGAATCTACTAGAATAAAAATGAAAAATTCACATATCGGTCTCAAGTTATCTGAAGATGGTAGAATAAAATTATCAAATTCTATAAAGGGTTCTAAAAATCATAGATATGGTAAGCCTGGTACTAGATTAGGTGTTAAATTATCGGATGATATTAAAGTAAAAATGAGTAATATAAAAAAGAAGCCTGTTTTACAATATGACTTAAATCATAATTTAATTAAAAGATGGGATTCAGTAAAAGAAGCTAAAGAAAATTTAGGTTTTTATAATATAGCAAATTGCTGTAGAGGTTTATCTAAAACAGCATATGGCTATATTTGGAAATATGAATAATCGTTCGCCGAGCATTAAAATTATTAAAAAATAAATGGCTAATATCGTCATAAAAGAACTGCTATCGTCAGACAAAGTTAGTGAGTTAGTAGATAAAATTAATTTTAACTTTGACCAGCTTCTATTAAACGGAGGTGGTCCTATAGGACTTACTGGTGGACCAGGAGGTATTGGACCAATTGGTCCAAGAGGTTCTGTTTGGTTTACAGTTAATGATTTATACACTACAAGTGATTCTCCTACATGGACGGGAACTCCAGTTAAAATAAATAATATTTTATTACCTGGATATCCTCAATATAAGGGTGACCCTAATAGATTTAGACCAGTAGCACCTACAAGTGTTCCACCGTCTTTACCTTGGACATTTCCTCAAAATACTTTCACATTTAGTATTCCTACTAAAACAGTAAGAGGTGGTGATTTATATTTACAAGAATCTGATGATAATTTTAATTCATATTCTAGTAAAGATGGTGATATTTGGGAATATAACGCTTTAACATTAACTTGGAGTTTTACAGGTGTTAATATTAAAGGTACAACAGGTGCAGGCGGTGTAAATACATTAAGTGATTGGGTTAGAGAATCATTTGGTTCTAGTGAAATAATTTATCCTAAAAGTGTTTCAGGTCAAGATATTACTAGAGTTTTAATAGGACAAGATTCTAATATATTTAATTTAGATAATTCTATTGCAGCTTTAACTATCAGTACTGATGCAACTCATTTAGCATTTAATCATCCTGATTTACATAATAAGTTAGTTGTACCAGGTGATGAAGATAAAGGTGCTACAATTTCAATTACAGTAGATGGTGATTTACTTATAATCGGGTCTTCAGCAACTGGGGCATCTAATCAAATAGTAATGCAAACATTAGATAAAGATATTACAATTCAATCTAATGGTATAAACTTTTTAACATATAGACAAACACCTAGTACTTCAATACATCATTTAGATGGCGGTGCAATAGAAGTTTCACATCCAGCAAGTTCAGGTTTACAATATAGTAAATATATAGCACCTACTAGTGGTACAACTAGTCATATATTAAATCAGTCATTTGATTATTCAAATAGTAGAATACATATTTATTCAGCTGCTGATGGTTATGGTAATAATAATTTAACAGCAGCACCTCAAATTATATTACAAGGACAAGGTATTAGTAACGTAGGTATTGGTGTATTCTCTGCAGGTCAAAACCCATTAGCTAAATTAGGTATTAAAGGTAATTTATCAGTCGGTGCTAATTATGGTCATCAGCCTGCACCTAGTAGTGGTGCTATAATTGAAGGTAATGTTGGTATAGGAACTATTAACCCATATGCTAAATTACAAGTTAATGGTAGTATATTAATAGGAGCTTCAAATAATATTATAGGTGATAACGTTTACTGGAGTGGTACTGGATTTGCACCTATTTATAATGGTGCAGGATGGTTCTTTAAGCAATCTCCTACTACAGTTGATGCCAATGCAGAACTTAGTTTATACTTAAAGAGAGTCGGTACAGTAGGTAGTGACTTTACACAATCATCTGTTATTTCATGGAAATTACAATCTGGTGCAAATCATGGTAAAATGGGTATTAATATGGGTTCTTGGGGAGTTAACTCAAGATTAACTATTAATGATAACGATGGTAGTGGTATACAATTATTTAGATTTCAAACAACTTTACCTGGAAGTTCAGATTTTTATGGTTCCAACTCAGGTGCAAAATTATATCATTCAATATCAACAGATTCTTTAATTGATAGAAGATTTAATATTTTTCAATTAGAGAATAATGATTTTGTAATAGGTAATAAAACAAATACATATCCTACTAATGCAACGCATCATAGAATTGTAATTAAAAAAGATAGTGGATTTATAGGTTTTAATACATTAAGACCTAAACATGTAATCACAGTTAAAGGTAGAGATTATATTACAGAACCTGATTTAAATGGTGCAACACCTGTTGGTGGATTTGACCCAGATGAAGTTAATATAGGTACATTTGAAGATATTGCTATTAATAGTTTAAATATTAATACAGCACCTTCACATAATGAAACTAATATACAAGGAGCTTCTTATATTGGATTCAATGCTTGGTTCTCAAATCCAGGTACTTCAGGTAGTAATCCTGAAGTTATATACGGCGATTTAGAAGGAAGTGTAGGTTCTTACGCAGGAGCTATTATATTTGCTGATAGAAATGGTAACTTGCATTTTGCAAATTATGAACAATAAAAATTATTAAAAATGGCTAATAATAAATCATTATTAAATAGTAGTTTTAAAGATACAATCAAGATGACATTAACAACTGATGGTAATCTTGGTGTGGGTTTAATTAATCCTAATTATAAAATTACAGCAACAGGCGTAATACAATCAAAAAGTATTTTAGGTTATGTTGTAAATGACTTCCCATGGAAAGTTGGTTTAGATACATGGAAAGATGATGTACATTTATCATTAGGTGTATCAAATGATGGATTAAATACTGGTGTTATACAAGTAACAGGTAGTGATTTATCATTTAATGGTACTTCTTTTGCAGATGCTCCATATAACTTGAATCTTCAACCAGGCGGCGGTAATGTAGGTATCGGTATACAGGGTAATCCAGGCTATCCATTACATGTACAGGGTGAAATTAAAACTAATACAATAGTAAGAGCTGATGTTGATTTTACAACAGGTACTGATACTCCTGGTTGGAAATTTTATCCATCAAATTGGTCACAAGGTGTTGTTGCAAATCAAATACCACATAATAATGCTAATGTTGCAACAGCTTCTATAACTTCAATCGCTGCAAACTATGGGCATGCTGATATACCTGCAGTACCGGGTGATAAATTAATGAAATATAAAATTATTGGAAGAACAGTACATTTATATGTAATATATAGAGATGTTTATATGTATAGTAGTGAACCTGAAGGATTTAGAATAATATTACCTTCATTTTTAAGACCATTAACAGGCGATGGTGTCACACCATTAGGTTCTCCTGCTTTAACGGTTGCATTTAAGCAACAATTCGGAACAGGTATATGGAGTTCAGGTAGCCCAAATTATGATAAAGTACTAAGATGTGATTTACATAAAGCAGTTGCTCCAAGCTCAGCAGGTAATCTAGCAGACCCTATATTAGGTAATTGGCATTTATTTATAAGAAATGCATATAGAGGAAGTGATGCATTTGCATATTTAAATACAGGTGACCCTTTATATCAATTACCCCCGTCTTCATATCTTGGTTTAGGACAATGGATGACTAAATTATCTAAATATTTTTATGGTTCTAGTAGAACAGGAGGTGCTGATATGGGTACAATTAGTTTATATATTACATACGATTTAGATTAATATATTATGAAATTAGAAGAAAATGAAATAAAGCAATTTTTTGATATAGTAAATGATTATCAAAAAGTTTGGGAAGAAATAGCAGATGCTGAAGAGCAAATTAAAATATTATTATCTAAACAAAAACAATTAAAAGAAGATTTAGAAGATAATAGAAAAAAAGAAAAAACGTTTACAGAATCTATACTTAGAAAATACGGGAAAGGTAAATTCAATCTGGAAACACTTGAATATGAATTAATATTATAATATGGCAACTACTTCAAAATTTTTACAGTTAACACCTCAAGTACTTGTAGAATATATCTACAGGGACCCGTTAGCGCCTGAAGTAATAGAAACAGATAGTAATGGAGCTAAAATCCATATATTAAATAATCCTTATACAAATACTAATTTTTTATTTAACGAGGATAATCCGTATGTTTATACAGGTAACACTAGAATTTATAGTGCTATTCCTATTACTTCAGATAAGTCTAAGTATGCATATTTAACAACTAATACTGCATTACAATATTTAGATTATGATAGTAATTTAATAAATGTACAATCATATAATAATCAACTATCTGGACCTTATAATGTACCTACTAAACAAATAGAGTACGATACAATTAAAGTACATTTATTATCAGGTTTCGATTTTATCGAGAGTGATGGTATAATGATTGAAGTTTTAATTAGAGACAGGATAGGTAATAAACATAATCTTGCATCATTAGCATATTTAAAAGCTGATAATTATAATATAATAAATCCTAAACCATTAATTATTGGTGAAAGATTATATACAAATTATATTCTTTTAAAAGTTCCTGCATTAGACTGGATGACTAATGAATATTTAAGTATTCCAAATAATACTTCAATATTAGCAAATCAATTAACAAGTAATAGTGGCCTTTTAACTCAAAGTAATATTGACGTTACAGTTAAATATATTACACATACTGAATCAAATAATGGTCAAAAATATTTCTATATTGGAGAAACATCAACAGCTGCTGTAAATAAGACTGATGAATATAGTTTATTAGCAGCAGTAATCCAAGAGTCTGAAGGTGGAGATTACTTTGAAATATATGGTGAATATAACGGTGATATTTTTGAAGATTATATAGCACAATTAAATACTCAACCAAATACTAATATGATGGTTATACATGATATTAATGTATTTGAACAAATAGGCACTAGTTTTGTTTTAACTACTGAACAATCATTTATTCAATCAAATGATTTCGGTCAGCCTTATGTATTTAGACCAGTTATATTAAACTCTCATGTTGCAGTATCATATAGAATTGATTATACATTAAGATTATTAAATAAAGTTGATAATAGTCAAGTTATAAAGAAAGCACAGTTCAGTTCATTTGATGTTAAGAAGTATGGTAGAAAGATTCGTAAAATAAATATGGGTACAGTACCTACTGTAACTAAAGTTTATAATGTTTTACCAGATGATACTAGTAAAATAGTTCTTAATAACCCAGCATCAGTTAATCTAGGAGGCTCAGTAAATCAAATTAAGGAAACTCAATTTGTAATGGGCTTTAGAGAAAGGATTAGAATTTCGGCTGCAGCAAGCAATGTTAAAACAACACCTGCAGAATTAGAAGAAGGTGATATTACACCTACTGCACCTGGTAATGTTAGAAGAGTAGGTGATGCTGCATTAAGTGTTACAGCATTATCACCAACTGAAAAGATTTGGCCTCAAGGTGAAGCTACTATCGGGTTAACGCCATTTGATACATTTATAATGATTGTTTTATATGATAATACATTACAAAATGCTAAAGGTCAAAATACACCTCAATTACTTAACTTAACAAATATGGGTACTTTCTACCTATCATTTAAAGATGAAGCTACAGGTGATGAAGTACGTATATCAAATTATACTAACGTAAAAGATTTAAGTCCAGTTAGAGGTGAATTATTATTTAAGATTACTAAAGATGAATCAGCTAAAATTTTAAAATATAGTTCAAGAAATTTTTATATCTCATCAAGATTAGAAATTAATAATGCTAAAAGTGATGAGACATTAGTCTACTTTGGTAAATGGCATAGAGTAGATGAGGCTATACAAATAAGAGATTCAGAAATTATTACTGAATTAAATAATAAACTTACTACAGATGCTGCTGCAGCAACTAGTCAAATTAAAGCTTTAAATGATACAGTTAATAAATTAACTAATCAGAATATTAAACTTACTGATGAGAATAATAACCTTAAGAGGTCTCTTTCTTCAGCAAGTGATATGATGGCACAATTTAATACTAATATGGCTGATACTATAAAAGGATTAGCTGACGGCGGTACTAAGATAATTGAAGAAACTGGTGTTATATCACCTATTGAAAAAAGTATACAAGATAAAATAGTAAAAGGAGCTGAACAGTTTATATCACAGAAAGCTTTCAATGATATGAAAGGTAAAAATATTAAAAATATAAAACTATAAGATGCTTTTAGATTCAAGGAATAATCTCTTTCAGTTTAATTTTCCAAGAAATTTTATACCGAAAGAAATATCTGATAAGTATAAGAAATACTTAAATAGAATTCCTGGGAATATTATTGAAGAACCTATTGATTTCTTAAATTATACAATACAAGGTATTAACTTACCAGGTATGGGATTTGAACCTGTTACACAGGTACAATATCCTGGTAGAAATATAATCTGGAGAGATACAAAACCTACACAGGAATTATTCGAAAAAGAGTTTACAGTTACGTTTCAATTAGTCGATGGTTATATAAATTATTGGTTAATGATGGAAACATTAAACTATTATTATAGATTTGATAATGGTCAAAAATTTATTGATAACTTAAATATAAGATTAACAGATGCTGAAGGTAATGTTGTAGTAACAATTGAAATGCAAAGACCTTTATTGAAAAATCTTGGAGATTTATCGATGTCTTTTGCAAGTAATGTTGCAGAATTTAGTACATTTGATTTAAGTATAGGTTACAATGAATTATTAATAAAAATAGAACTAGATTAATGAAGAACTTAAAAACATTTGAAGATTTTATCAATACTGGTAAAGTTATAAAGGAAGAAGCTATTGTTTCTAGAAAAGCTTCTGCAAAGTTTTCCGATGTTGTTTCTAAGAAAACACAAGATAAATTATATGAAGTATTAAGTGAAGCTATGAATGAGGCTATCGCTTATGAAAATGATAATGACCCTGAGCATACTTTAGAAAAATATTTAAAGGAGTGTGCAACATGTTTAGCATCTGCAGCTGCTAGAACAATGAATGGTAATCAATATTTTAATACGCTTCAAAGTGTTGCTCAGAATATTATAGGAGAGTCAGAAGAAGAGACTATATATGTACAACATAGAGATGATTTAAAAGAATATTTAGATGCTTGTATTGATTCAATGAAAGAAGCATTTAATGATAAGATGGATGAAGTTAAAAGAACAAATTATGCTTCAGCAACTTTAGTACTTAAAAATATTAAAGAAGAAAAAGCACAGATATATAAACAAAATAAAGATATTAACCATGACTTACATTAAATCATTTGAACAATTTATAAATGAATCTGAAGAAATTGAAAAGAAAGTAAAAGAAGATTCTAAAGAAAAGATATCTTTAAATGAAAGGATGTATGAAACTGTAAAAGCTATTTATAACGAAGCATGTTTACATGAAAGCGATGAAGACCCAGCACATACGTTTGAAGCATTTATTAAAGAGTCATTTTTATTAATGGCTGAAATGACAACTAGAGTATTAAAAGAAAATACTGATATTGCAGCAATGTCAGCTGAGGCTGCAATGAAGAAATGTAATGAAAAAGTTATTGACGATAAAATAGTTTCAGACAAGACTTATGAGTACTTAAATGAATTAATGAAAGAAGTTAAAGAAACCTACTGTGAAAAGATGGAAGAGATGATGGAAGAAAATCCAGCAATCGCTGAAATCGCTGCAGAAGCTTTATCTAAGAAAAAAGCTGAAAGCAATAATACAAATAATATAGATTAATATGGAAAGCACGAAGACATTTATTGAATTTATAAATGAAAAGACTAATAGTCTTAATGATAGAGAATTATTAGAAGCTTTAAATGAAAGTTATATGCATGAACTTACTGAAGATGAAGAAGCTAAAATTGATGAAGTTATTGATGCATTTGTAAAAGAATATTTAGATAAAAATAAAACATTTGAAGATTTACAGTCTGACATTATGAATGAAGGTTATATTGGTTCTATTTTAGGTGGACTTACAGGTTTTGCCTTAGGTAAATCAGTTGGTAAATTAATTGCAAAAATATTAGGTGTTGAACATGGTATATTATATGAAATGTTAACAAGCCGTTTAGTAGGTGCAGCATTAGGTAGTGCTTTAGGGAGTCGTGTGTAATCAAGATATATAACATATGAATAATCATTATTTATATGTATATCTAAACCCACTTAAACCTGGTAATTATATTTATGGTAAATTTATTTTTGAATATGAACCATTTTACATTGGTAAAGGAGTTAATAATAGATTAAAATCACATATTATAGAATCATATTCTTCTAAGAAATCTTTAAAACTTAATATTATTAGAAAAATAATTAAATCAGGTAATAAACCTATAATAATTAAATTATATGAAAATATAAGTGATTATTCTGCAAAAAGAATAGAAATTTATTTAATTAATTTGATTGGAAGAATTAGTTTAAATAAAGGCCCACTTAGTAATTTAACTTCAGGTGGAGAAGGATTAAGTGGATATAATTTATCTCAATTATCTAAAGATAAAATTTCTAAATCATTAAATGGTATTAAACAATCAAAGGAAACAATAGAAAAGAGGAAAAAGTCTATTGAAGATAACGGTGGTGTCTGGAATAAAGGGTTAAAAGGTTGTCAAGTTTCAAGTAATAAAGGTAAAAATCTTAGCGTTACAACAAAAGATAAAATAAGAAATAAACTCATAGGATTAAAACAATCAGAAGATACTATTAATAAACGTAAATTAACTAATAAAGAAAGATATAATGGTGCTTGGAATAAAGGATTTAAAACTGGAAAGCTTGCACATAATATTAAAAGTGTTTTTAAATTAGATTTAGAAGGAAATGTATTAAAAGAATATAATTCAGTAAAGTTAGCAAGAGAAGATAACCCAAACGCAAAAACTATAATTAGAGTTTGTAATGGTATAAATAAACAATCAGGAGGTTTTAAATGGCAATGGAAAGAATAAAACATATTTATATAGGTATTGACTATAGTTTAAAGAGTCCAGCTGTTTGTATTTACAAAGACGGTAAGTACAAATGGCTATCCTACCCAAAAGCTTTAGAAAAGAAGCCAGAATTAAAAAGACAAGAAGAAGTAAGTACACTTAAAGACGTTGAATTGATTTTCCAAAATAATCAACAAACTGAAGATACTTATAGTAGAAACGAGTTTGCTAAAATTACACACTACAGAGAGCAGGCACATGCTATCATTAATATGATAGATAAAGAAATTTCAAATTCAAGTAAAACAACTATTCATATAGGATTCGAAGGTTACTCATTCGGTTCAGCTTCTAATAATTTAATTGATATAGTGGGTGCTACAACTACAATTAAAGCACTTATTATTGAACTTAATAAATGGAAGGATTTTACACTTGATGTTTATTCACCAAAAGCAATCAAAAAATTAGCAGGTTACGGTTCTTACGACAAGACTGATTTATTCGATGTATTTATTAACGAATATAGATTTATCCGTGAAAAATATAAAACACAAATCGAGAAAGATAAGAAGGGAAATTTCAGGCTTAGTTATGTAGATGAGAATCTTTCTGGAGAATTCCATAGACATTGCTCTAATCTCGAGATTAATAGAAATGTGAAGAAGGTAAAAATTCCTAAGCCGATTGATGATTTAATCGATGCGTACTTTATTTCGAAGTGTTTAAGGGAAAGTTATCCTGAGGCCTAAGGCCTAAAGGTCTATATCCCACTTTAGGGCTTAAGACCACTTAAGTTTTGTAAGCCAAGGTCCTAGCTTTGTTTCAGATTTTCTCAAGATTTATTTTCAATTAAATCCTGAAACTTTTACCAGAACCGACAATATATATCTCAACTAATTAAACAGGCATTTTAAAGGCAATACAAGAGTAAGTTACTGGCCAGATTATTTAAAGATTTTCTTTAATCGTCTGTATGTATTAGGAAATTTAAAAACAAGTTAAAAATTAAAAAAGGCAAAAGTTTATGGCAAATGAATTTGACATTTTCGGTACTGGACCGATTGAGGTAGACACTCACAACAGAGAAAAGAAAAAAGACTCTGTAATCTTCGCACCAAAAGCAAAAGACGCTTCAGACGGTGTTTACGAAGCAAAAGTTAGATTTTTATATAATCCGACTAATCCCACAAAATCAATTATTCACAAAGTAACTTACTTCCTTAAGGATGAGAAAGACCAAGGGTATACATTCGATAGCCCTCAATCTGTAGGTGACTGGAATGGTTGTGAAGTAGCACAATTGTGGAGAAAATTATCTAAAAGCGAAAGTGCTATAGATAGAAAGAATGCTGAGAAATTACAAAAAAGAGATGTATTCTATTCATTAGTATACATTATCAGTGACTCAGTTAAGCCAGCTAATAACGGTAAAATCATGGTTATGAAGTATGGTGTTAAACTTAAAGCTAAGTTAGACAAATACTTACAACCTAAAAACGGTAAGAAAGTTGATATCTTCAACTTCTTCAATGGTCGTAACATGGACTTGTATATTACAAGACAAGGTAACTTCAACAATTACGATGAGACTTCTTTCGAAGAAACAGGTACTCCAATTGAAATCAATGGTGTTGAAGTAGAAGCAAATGAAGTAGGACGTGAGACTTTACAAAAGTTCATGGCTAATGCACCTTCATTAGACCAATTCGAATACAAACCAATGTCTGACGAAGACAAATCTAAATTACAAACAATCTTAAATCAGTATCGTTCTCCTGGTGATGCAATTGCATCAGTAACGAGTTCATCTACTCCTAAAGCTTCTAAGCCTGCTGCAAAGCCTGTTGCAAAAAAAGCTGAAGTTGAAGAAACTGAATCAGATGAAGATGTAATTGAAGGTAATTCTTCAAATGGCTCAGACGATGAGAATTTAGAATCATTTTTAGATGGCTTAGGTATCTAATAAAATGGTAATGTCTGAATCAACTCCTATAAATCCCCTTTTAGATAAAGATTTTAGGGAAAAGATTAAAGCTAGTGTCCAAGGTATCTTGGACACTTCTTTTGTCTCAGGACCCAAAACTACTATCAGAGATATGCATGGTCGATTAACCTTCGCATGTCCTTATTGTGGAGATAGTGAAAAAGATGTAAAAAAGAAAAGAGGAAATCTTTTTTGGAATACATTACAATATCACTGTTATAATTATGGGTGTAATATCCATAAACCCTTACATACATTATTAAAAGATTTTGATGTAGTTAATATTAATACTGATGAGCGTTTAGCTATAATGGATTATATTAAACATAATCAAGTAGCATCATCTAAATCAAATTCAATTGAATTTGAGTTATTTAATAAACTAAAAGAGCTTAGTATTCCATTAGATGTGTTTTATAAAATAACAGGAACTAGACCTATCACAAAAGAAAGTCAAGGTTATCAAATTTTAAAAGACCGTTTATTAGTACATAAAGCTGATGAATTCTCTTGGAGATTTGGTAGATTATTTGTATTAAATTTAACACCTGATAAAAAAGGTGTAATAGGTTATCAAGTTAGAAGAATTTCAAAAGATACAGGTAATAAGTATTTTACTTTCCATATAGAAAAATTAAGAGAACAAGCTGGCATTTCAACATTAGATAAATGTGAAAATGCTATTGAATTAGATAAATTAAATAAGCTTTCTACGATATTCGGTATAATGAATGTTGATTTTACAAGAACTGTAACTTCATTTGAAGGACCTATCGATTCTAAGTTTATGATAAATTCAATAGGTCAAGCAACTGTAGGTAGAGACATGGGAATGTTTGATGATATTCCAGATGTTCGATATTTTTACGACAATGATAAGAGTGGTAAAGAAGCCGCAACAGAACAAATGAAAAAGGGCCACGAAGTTTTCCTATGGCGTAAATTTATAGCAGATAATGGTTTATCCAAATATATAACAAAAGATGAACCTTTAAAGGATTTAAATGATGTTATTAAAACTTGTTACAAATATAAGCTTGATGCATATAAACAAATAAATAACTATTTCTCCAATAAAGTAATAGATTTATACTACATATAATGAAAACATTCGAAGAAGAATATGATGATTTTTTAAAAGACGCCGAAAACGATAATAAACGTCTTAAATTAATTATAGATGATTTAGATACTTCTAAATACTCATATTCTGGTATGAAACTTTCCGATATAACTCCCATATATTCTAATAATAGGATTAAAATTTATATACCTGAAAAAAGAGGTAATCCTGGTAGTAAACTATTTTAATATGGAAGAAAATAACACACAAAGTCAAGAGTCTTTAACTAATGATGAAAAGCTTAAAGCAGTTGAAACTCAATTAGCAGACCAGCGTGCAAAATGGGGTGAAAGATTAATAACGTTAATTAAAACGATTAATAATTTAGAGAACCTACAAGAAAGTCAAGTAACTATGCTTTCATATCGTCAAATGATTGTTGACCAAATGGCAATGATTAATATTAGATTGAGAAAGGTTAAAAGTACATATGAGAGAAATTACAAGACTAAATTACTTGAATATTATAATCATGATTATAAAATGAGTGATAAACATAAGGATGCTGCAGTTGTTGCGGACCTTCATTTCCTTAAAAAACAAATATCATTTTTAGAAATTCAAATAGAATATTACAGTGAAACAGTAAGAACCCTAGACCAAATGGCATGGGCTATTAAAAATAGAATTAACATAGAATCAATATAATGTTATTTGAGATAAGCGAAGATAGTAGATTTTTAGTACTCCTTGAGGCTACCGAGCTTGAATTGGAACAAATTAGAATTACGTTAACTAAACAAGTACATAATGCTAAATTTAATCCAAGAGTAAAGAACGGTTACTGGGATGGGTATTATTGCTATTTATATAAAGACCGTTATATACCTATTGGTTTATGGCGTGAACTTGTAGATATGGCTAAGAAATTTAATTATCCAATTTATTTCAAAAACCTTACTGACTTATTTGATAATAATATTAATCTTGACGATTTTACTAAATGGGCTAATGACTTCTTTGAAGGATTTACTTTAGATGGTAAGGAAACTAAACCAAGAGAATATCAAATTGAAACAGCATTCAGAATTCTTAAATTTAGAAAATGTTCAGCTGAGTTAGCAACTTCAGCTGGAAAAACAATGATAAGCTTTTTAACGATAGCTTATATGTTGCAAAAGGGTTTAGCTAAAAGAATTTTATTTATTGTACCTAACGTTAGTTTAGTTAATCAAGCTGAAGAAGATTTTTATGCATTTAATAATAAGAATCAAGTAAAGCTTAAGACTGAAGCTATTTACTCTGGTCAAAAACCTAAAAAAGAGAGTAATGTAGTTATTGGTACATATCAATCTTTGGTTAAAAAGAAAGAAGAATATTTCGAAGACTTTGATGCAGTTATTGTAGATGAGATGCATAAAGTAAAAGCTGTATCAATTAAAAGCATATTAGAAAAATGTGTTAATGTTGAATACAGATACGGATTAACAGGTACATTTCCTAAACCAGGTACTTTAGATAGATTAACATTAATGTGTTATACAGGACCGTTAGTTAATGAAGTTAATGCTGCTTTCTTACAAAAGAAAGGGTTTGTTGCTAAATGTGAAGTTAAAGTTATTCAACTTGATTATGCTCCTGATGAAGTAAAAGAAGCATTCCATAAATTATCAAAAAATCCTGACCCTGAACAACGTAAGAAAGTTTATAACTTAGAGCAAAACTATGTTATAGCAAATGCTGCTCGATTAAATATGATAACTGATATCATTGGTAAATCGACTAAAAACTCTCTTGTATTATTCCATAGGATAGAGCATGGTGAAGAAATCTATAATACACTTAGAAAGAAATGTCCAGATAAATTAGTATATTATGTAGATGGTGGTATTAGCGACCAACTACGTGAGGCTTATAAAAAGAAAATGGAACAAAATGACAACGTTATTCTTGTTGCTAGTTTTGGTACTTTTAGTACAGGTATAAGCATTAAAAACATTCATAATATTTTCTTTACTGAATCATTTAAATCTGAAATTATAATTAGACAAAGTATAGGTCGTGGATTAAGATTACATGATAAAAAGGATAAATTGGTAATCATAGATTTCGTAGATGATTTCACTTGGGGTAACTGGCAGAATAAGTTATACAAACACGGTAAAGAACGTCAGGCTATATACGAAGACCAAAGCTTCCCGTATGAGGTTAAGAAGCTAAGGTTCGCTGCTTAATTCAGATATATAATAAAAGTTACAATATAATATAGTCAGGTAGGCTGTGTATTGATAACAAAGGAAATAAAATAAACCTTATAATAATGTCTGGAATGAAACACATTAAAAATTTCGCGACTTTTTCTCAAGCGTTATCAGCGCAAAATGAGCAAAAGAAATTACAGGAAAAAGCAGGTGCTCAAAAGAAGTATGCTGATTTTTTCATGAGCTTATTACAAAAATATGATGTATCTTCACCATCTGAATTAGATGCTGAAAAGAAAAAAGCTTTCTTTGATGAAGTTGATAAAGGATGGAAACAAGAAGAATCTACATCAGCTTCTACACAACAAATTGAAGAGTCTATGTCTACTGAAGATTTAGATGAAAGTTTAATTGCTGACCTTGCATCATTCCCAATTGAAGAAAGAAATGGTTTTCTAGGCGCTTACCATAGTGCTAAAAAAGAAGGTAAAACATCTTTTCAATTTAAAGAGAAAGTTTACGAAATAAAAGCTAAAATTCCTGCAGCTGCAGCGAAGGTTAACGAAACTGAAAAATAGTAACAGTATAATGAAACTGAAAACTTTATTTGAATTCACAGCTGAAAGAAAAAATAAACCAAAACAAGTAATTGAAGAAGGTTTAATAAATGAAGGCGGTGCCTTTGGGCATATGAGTCATCCATTTGATGATATCACTTTATCATTTGACCAAATTTCTGAACTTACTGAAATTGCTTTAAGTGGTGAAATAAGTAAAGAAGAAGTTGCAACTGAAAAACTAGACGGACAAGCATTAGCTATATCATGGAAGGACGGTAGATTAATCGCTGCAAGAAATAAAGGAGATAGAAAGAACTTCGGTGAAAATGCTCCTGATGTACAAGGTGTAATAGATAAATTTGCTGGAAGAGGCGGATTGTCTGATGCATTTGGATACGCAGCAGCCGACCTTGAAAATGCTTTAATGAGTTTAAGACCTAGTGACCTTGAAGAAATTTTTGGTAATGGTTCTAAATTTATGCATTTAGAAATAGTATACCCTGAAACTAAAAACGTTATTAATTATGACGTTGCTAATTTAATATTCCATTCAGTGACTGAATACGATGTTGATGGGGAGCCTATTAGTGATGATAAGTCTAGTGCTAAGAAGTTACAAAAATTAATTAAAAGCGTTAATGCTGATATACAAAAACACTTTAGTATAGTAGAACCTGTAGCTCTTAAATTACCTAGAATAATTAACTTTGATGATAAATTAAATTACTTCAATAAAAAATTATCTAAAATTCAAAATGAATATGGATTAAGTGGTAGTTCAACAATTGAAGATTATTTAAGAAATCAATTCATGGAAGATATTGATAATAAAGATAAAGACCAAGAATTAACATCACAAGAAATTGAAGGTTTACTTAGAAGATGGGTTAACTTTGATAAAACTTTTACTTTAAGAGGCTTAAGTCCTAAAGTAAGAAATTCTAGTTTAGGTTCATGGTTAGAAGCATATGATAAAAAAGAAGCAATATCTAATTATAAAAAATATATTGAACCGTTAGAATTATACTTTTTAGAATTAGGTGCAACTATACTTAAAAATATGAGTGGATTCTTAGCTGCTAATCCAGAACAGGCTGTACAGGATATTAGAGATGAAGTAAATAAAACTATTAAAGAATTAGAATCTAAAGGCGATATCACTAAAATGAATAAGTTAAGTGATTTAGTTAGAAAGATAAATGCTATTGGTGGTTTTAATGCTATAGTACCTACTGAAGGTATTGTATTTACTTATAAAGGAAAAACATATAAATTTACAGGTGCATTCGCACCTATTAATCAAATAACAGGTTCATTAAAATTCGGAAACTAATGATTAATACATTATCAAACATATACAAACAACAAGGTAATGAAATCATTGATAAAATATTCAATGACCACTTAATAGTGTCTGAACAAATAGATGGTTCAAGATTCTTATTTCAAAAGCTGCCTGATAATACTATAGTTTATTATAAAAAAGACGGCGAACAAATTAACTACATTGATAGAACTTTAATGAAGTTTTATGAGAATGCTATTACATTTATTGAAAATATGCCAATAGCTATTAAAGTTAATTTACCAGATTACTGGACTTTTGGATTCCAGTATTTTCCATCATCAGCACCTATTAATATTGTATATGATAGAATGCCAAAGAATCATTTAATATTAACTGATATCTCTATTAGAAATGAAGTAGGTAGAACAACTAAAGTAATTCATGATGCTAAAGTATTAAGAGACTGGGCTGCTAAGATTGATGTAGAACAGCCTCCAATTATTTTTAATGGAAGATTAAGTGATTTTCAAAAGAGTCAGCTAAAAAGATTCCTAGAAACCCCTGATGAAGATTTAATTCAGTTATTTAAAACGCAATCATTCACTAGATACATTATATCAATTTTAAATCCAAAATTAACAAGTAGTGCGTTGATGAATGATTTAGATAAACCAATTGAAGGTATTAATTTTAAATTCATAGGTTCTAATAAATCTGAAGTAGTAAATGCTAAAGTAATAGACCCTATATTTTTTAATAGTTCTAAAGAAGTAAAAGAAACTCCTAGAAAAGCTAATGATATGTATCAAATCGTAATGCTTGACATAGTTGAATTCTTTGAAGAACAGGATATTGATAAGATACTATTAACAAACACTAGTCCTGAAGAAAGATATGTTGAGTTAATATCAAGTATCTTTAATGATTACGTTAATAAAAACGGTCATAAATATTTTGGTATTGACTTTGAATCTCCAGACTTTTCAAAGAGACCAGAATTTGATGTTAACTTAGAATTTATTAAAAATCCAAGAACTAGAGAGTTAATTCAGAATGAATATTTAAGAAATTTATTTAAAATATTATTAAGTTCTTTCCGTAAGTATAGAAAATATCCTACTGATATTTTAACACAAACAATTATTGATAGTATAAATTCTATTATTAATAAAATAGAAAATAAGATTATGGATTCAGAACAGAAATTTGACAGTGCTGTAGATTTCCAAACTTTTTTAAGTAAATCACATATTAAAGAAAGTGCAAGTGAATTTGAACAAGAAATATTTGAAGGTTTAAACTTACACAGTAAAGAACAAGGTTTAAAGAAAGTAAATATTTTTGTTGGTAGATTTCAGCCGTTTACATTAGGTCATGCTAAAGTATTTGAAACATTACATAAAGAAAATAAATTACCTGTAGTTGTTTTAATTGTAAGAAGTGGTAAAAGAGCTGATGAAAAAGCCCCATTTGATGAAGATACTCAAATGAGATTATTTGCAGCAATGCAAAAAGAATATAAATTTTTAGAAGCAATTTATATTATAAATAATGCTTCAATTGATTCTATATTTAATCAATTAAGACCTGCTTATGAACCAGTTCTTTGGGGTACAGGTACTGATAGATATAATTCTTATAATAGAATGATATCTAGATATAAAGAAGAATTAAATGCATTAGATGAATTTGAACCTTATGAAATTAAAAGAGGCGATGAGGATATTAGTGCAACTAAAGTAAGAAATGCATTAAAGATAGGCGATAAAGATACATTTAAAAGAATGGTTCCTAAGTCAATACATAAATTCTTTGACGAATTAAAATATATTATTGAACAAGTATCTGAAAGCGATGCACTTACATTTAATGATTTTATTAAAAGTAACAATTTAAACGAATCAGTAGAGAATAAAACAGAAAGATTTAAACATATCTACAAATCTGAAAATAAATTAAATGAAGATGAGTAATCTAAAGAAATTTAAAGACTTTCAGAATGGTGAATTAAATGAGAAGAAGATTGTACATAAAAGGAAGTACACTGAAAAATTCCCATCTAAACACTCTTATAGTAATTCTAAAATCAAAGCTAAAATATTAGAAGCTATTGGTGATAAAAAAATTACTAAAGAAGAATTTAATAAAATAATTCAAGAATTAGACGCTAATAAAAGATGGTCTTCTAGAAACATGCATTTATTTAAAATGAATGAAGAAGGTATAACACTTTCTAAAGTTGGTAAAATCATGTATGAGAAGTCTAAGTTAATTGAAAGTATAATGTTAAATCCAGGTATGAATGTTGTAGGTATGGGACCTGTTAAGTTTCCAGGTAATGCAGGTACAACAACAGCATTTCATGGGCAAAATATAGGTTCAGGTGATGCTCCTATGTTTATTGTAGACCCTTCAGATAAAAAGGATGATACTGAAGAAGTTAAGAGAAAGCTTAAAAAGAAAAAGAAGAAGGGTAATGAAGAGTTATAAAATAAAGAAAAATTCACATTATAGTGGATTTCACTTTAGGCCATTTTTATGTGCTAGTACTCTATCATTTAATTTTACATTTAATGATTCATGTAAATATGATTTACATAATATAGACCAGTATGATATTAATAAACTTACTGGTCTTTCTTTTGGATATCACCATAATAATTCAATAAGATTAGGATGGAGATATAATACTCAAACAAGTCAAATCGATTTATACCCTTATATTTATTATCTTAGTAATAAACCAAAGGGTTATTTAGTACCTGTAATAGCTTCAGTAAATATAAATGAAAAAGTCTTCGGTAAAATTATAAGAAGTAAAAATTCATATAGAATAATGCTTTATAATAAAACAGAAATAATAGCTGATTATTTATTTGAAATCGATTCTGATATAATTCCAAACGTAGGATATATTTTATTTCCATATTTTGGAGGAAACATGAAAGCTCCGCACGATATTACAATCCAACTTGATTTCGATATCATAAAATAATTGAAACATCTTAACAATCTATTCATATAAGAATAAATTAATTATATGAAAATATTAAAAACTAGAGATGTTAAGACTCCAACGCGAGCTAATCCAACTGATGCAGGTATCGATTTTTTTATTCCAAATGATTTCGTATCTAAAACTTTAAACCACAACGAAGCTGTATTAATTCCTGCAGGAGTTAAAGTTTGTATTCCTGAAGGACATGCGCTTATCGCATTTAATAAGTCAGGTGTTGCAACTAAAAAGAATTTAGTTATCGGAGCTTGTGTAATCGATGAACCTTATCAAGGTGAAGTCCATATACATGTTATCAATGTTGGTAAAGAACCACAAATTTTAAATGCAGGTGATAAAATCACACAATTTATCTGTTTACCAATAAATTATGTAACAGTTGAGGAAGTTAAAGATGAATTCGAACTTTACAATGGTTTAGTTTCGACAAGAGGTGAAGGTGGTTTCGGGTCAACTGGTACAAAATAAGATTATCACTTATAAAAATAAATTCACATAAATTATGTTATTAGATATAGAAGAAGTAGAAAACCAATTAATCATTTCTTATTACGATAAGAATGGTCGAGTTGCATTTAAACATTATGATACTGAAAATATCTATAACTGGCAAGTATGTGAAGAAAATGATAAAAGAAAAGATAAGACTTTAATTAATTGGGATGGCAAACCTATTAAAAAATATAAAGGTAAAGCAATTAATAAACATTCATTAATTAATTTCTTAGATTCTTTATCTAAAGAAGATTCTGACGAAATCTTTGATTACAACTTTCCTAAAACATATTTCTTCGATATTGAGGTTAGAATGACTGAAATTGGTCGCGACTCATTAGATACTACTGCAGCTAAAAATGAAGTATTAACTATATCATTATTAACACCAGAAGGTAAAGCTGTAGTAATGGGAACTAGAGATTTAGATAAAAAATCTCAAAATAAAATTGCAAAAGAAATAAATAAATACTTTGAAAAATTCGATGCAAACTTTGAGTTTGTTTATAAGAAATTTAATTCAGAATATGATATGCTTTATACATTCATGCAAATGGTATCTAAAATACCAATGTTGTCTGGATGGTATTGTATTGGTTATGACTGGTCTTATTTAGTTTCTAGATGTAAAAGACTTGGTATCGACCCAAGTATTTCTTCACCTACAGGTAAGTTAAATAAAGATGGTACTCCTATGCATGTAGGTATGTTAGACTACGCTGAACTTTATATGAACTGGGATAGGTCAGTTGGTATTAAAGAAAATGGTAAATTAAACACTGCGTCTAAGCAAGTATTAGGTACAACTAAAATTACATACGAAGACAATTTACAAAAACTATATGATACTGATTATGAAAGATACGTTTATTACAACGCTGTCGATGGTATATTAGTACACTATATAGACCAGAAATTAAAAACAATGCAAATTGTTCTTACATTATCTAATATTTGTAAAATAGGATTATATAAAGCAAGTTCACCTGTTGCGATTACTGAGTCATTTTTATCAAGAGCTTTAAGAGCTGAGGGTAAAATGATGGCAACTAACTGGAATGAAACAAAGAAAACTGGTCAATACGTTGGTGCATATGTTAAAACACCAGTAGTTGGTAAACATAGAGGTGTTGCTTGTTTTGACTACGCTTCACTATATCCGTCTATCATGAGACAGTTTAATATCAGTCCAGACGTTTATATTGAGAAATTAAGTAAATCACAAATAGAGTCAAAAAGAAAGCAGCTAGCAGGTAAATCTATCATAACTAGTAATGGTTGTGTTTTTAATGCTAGTGAACCTTCAATTTTAAATAAGGTTTTAACAGATTTATACGCGAAACGTAAGGAATATAAGAAGAAGAGTTTTGAGTATAAAATGTGCGTAGCGGCATGCCAGGAGAAACTTTCTAAAATAAAATAGAAATTTTTTCAGCAAAAAATCAACAACTTTTATATGTTCAATAATATATAATTAACACTATAAAAGTGATTTAAAAACATACAATCCCAAGATATTTCATTGTAATTAATTACATAATGCATGTTAATTATGATGAATGGCTGGGCTTTTTAAAAATAAGTAAAAATAATAATGGAAGTATTAAAAACGAGAGATTTGAAAACGTTAAAAGGAACCCAGTTCGTTGATTCTTTTAGTCAAGAGATTTACGAACAAACTTATGAGTATGCAAAGGAAAGTATTGATGGAACCTTTCAACGTGTAGCAAAAGATTTAGCTTCAATTGAAAGTGACCATGAGTATTGGACAAATGCATTTAATTGGTTATTAGAAGATTTTAAATTCGTACCAGGCGGTCGTATTCTTTCTAATGCAGGTACTGGTCTTAAAGGTACTACTTACATCAACTGTTTCGTAGATGGATTTGTTGGAGAAGATAGAGATTCAATGGATGGAATTTTCGATGCTCTTAAAAGACAAGGTAAAATTTTAAAGTCAGAAGGCGGTTACGGATTCTGTGCTGATACAATGAGACCTAGAGGAGCATTCATTTTCGGTATTGGTAATGAAAGCCCAGGTGCAGTAAAGATGTTAGAAATGTGGGACACACAGTCTGATGTAATTACAGCAGGTTCTGGTCGTAAGACTAAGAAAGAAAATGGTAAAATTAAAATTAGAAAAGGGGCTCAGATGGTTACAATGTCTGTATGGCACCCAGATGTAGAAGAATTCATTACATCAAAGCAAACTCCAGGTAGATTAACAAAATTCAATATGTCAGTTTTAATTACTGATGATTTTATGGATGCTGTTGAGAAAAATTTACCATGGAACTTAGAATTCCCTGATTATGAAAAATCACCAATTGAATATAGTAAAGAATGGGATGGAAACATTAAAGCATGGAAAGCAAAAGGATATCCTGTAACAGTATTTAAAACATACGAAAATGCAAATCAATTATGGGATGTGATTATGCAATCTACTTATAATAGAAATGAACCAGGTGTATTATTCGTAGATACTATGAATAGATTAAATAACTTATACTATTCAGAATACATTTCAGCTACAAATCCATGTGGTGAACAAATCTTACCTACAGGAGGTGTTTGTTTATTAGGTTCATTAAACTTAACACAATTTGTAAACTTTGAAAAGAAAGATTTCGATTATGATAAACTTTCTCAAGTTTTACCTTTAGCAGTAAGAATGTTAGATAATGTAAATGATGTATCATACGTTCCATTAGAAATTCAAAGAGAAAACCTAAGAAATAAAAGACGTATTGGTTTAGGTATCTTAGGTTATGGTTCAGCATTATTAATGATGCAAGTAAGATTCGGTTCTGATTATGCTATTGAAATTACCGAGAAGTTACAAAAATTTATCATGAATGAAGCATATAGAGCTTCAGCTATGATTGCAAAAGAAAAAGGTGCTTGTTCAGCATTTAATAAAGAATTATTTTTAGCCGGTGAATTCGTTAAAAATCTAGATGCTGATGTAATATCTTTAATTGAGCAATACGGAATTAGAAATTCCCACTTATTATCACATCAACCTACTGGTAACACATCAATCGTTGCAAATGTAGTATCAGGTGGTCAAGAACCTATTTTCTTACCAGAATATATTAGAACAAGTATAATGCCTTTCCCACCAGAAGGATTATTCATTCCTAAAAACATTGATTGGTCAAATAAAACATTCGAATCTAAAACTGAATGGTCTTGGATTAAAGAAGGTGATGAAAATTTATTATCAACTCAATTTGGAGGTTACACTTGGAAGTATGACAGGTCTAGAGGTTTACTAAGAGAAACTGTCGTAAAAGATTATGGTGTACGATTCTTAGAAGAAAAAGGATTATGGGATAGAGCAGCTTCATGGGCAGCAACAACTACAGAGCTTAGTATTGATGAACATATTAAGACAATGAGAGTTTTTGCAAAGTACATTGACAGTGCAATGAGTAAAACAGTTAATATACCATCTGATTATCCATTTAATGATTTCAAACGTCTTTATTTAGAATTATACAAAACAGGAGTTGTTAAAGGTTGTACAACATATAGAGCTGGAACAATGACTGAAGTATTAGGTGCAGTTGATAAGAAAAAGGATGAAAGTGAATTAGAAGGTAAAATACAAAAGACAGATGCACCTAAACGTCCCAAAGCTTTAAATTGTGAAATACATCATGTAACAGCAGATGGTATTAAATGGATGGTAATAGTTGGTTTATTAGGTCAAGACCCTTATGAAGTATTTGCGTTTAAACCTAATGATATGCAATTACCTGCTAAAATAAAAGCTGGTACTCTTACTAAAATTAAAAAGGGAAGATATGATTTAAAATGCGATGGTATTACAATTGAAAATATCAGAGAGCATTTTGAAACAGATGAACAAGAAGCCCTTACAAGAATTATATCAACAGCCCTTAGACACGGGACAGATATCGAGTTTATTGTAGACCAACTTGCAAAATCTGAAGGTACAATTACATCGTTCTCTAAAGCTATCGGTAGAAGTTTAAAGAAATATATTACTGAGCAAAAATTAGAAAAAACTTGCGACCAATGTAATAGTAAAAATATCGCTTTACAGGAAGGCTGTTATACTTGTATGGATTGTTCAAATTCTAAATGCAGTTAGTACATTTTTAACAACCATGTCAGATATATAATAAAATTGATATGGATTTAAGAAAATGTATAATATGTAATGAGGAACATGATTACCAGTCTGGGTTTTTTTCTAGGCATTTAAAAAATGTACATTCAATATCATTAGAAGATTATATAATATTATCAGAATATTCTAATATAGAACCTAAATGTAATTGTGGGTATTGTAATGATAAACCGAGTTTTTATAGAGGTTCATTCTTAAAATTTAAAAGTGGTCATAATTCTTTTAAGTGGTTAGAAAAACAATACATTAATAAATACGGCAAACCTATATGTAATTGCGGTTGTGGTAAAAATGTTAAATTTTATAGAGGTATACCTAGAAAATATTATAATTTAAAACATAAACCGGGTAAATGGAATCAAAATAAAATTCAACACGCTTTAAAATATAAAGACACGGATTTATATTATCAGTCTTCATATGAAGAGGATTTTTTAAAATTATGTGAATCACTAAATATTTTAAATAAGCTAGAAAATGGCAAAACATATAAATACCCAGATAAGTATCGAGATATAGGTTTAAAATTAACAACGGATTTTTCACTCAATGATATTGAAATTGAAATTAAATCCAATTACATTTTAAAAAAACAAGGAGGTATGCGAGTATTAAATGCTAAACGTAAAACTGTTGAATCAAATGGTAAAAAATATATTTTAATTCTGAATAAAGACTATAGTGAATTTCTAGAAGAGTTAAAATGTTCATAATTGAAACAAAAACAAAATATCACATATAAACTTAAATTTAAAACAATTGTTATGGAAAATTTCAACAAAATTAAAGAAGTTATCGCTTCAGCCGAGGAAGATGCAGTAAAGTTTTTTGATAAACAAAATAGCGCTGCTGGTACTCGTTTAAGAAAAGCTGCAAAAGAAATTGCAGATTCAGCAAAAGCTATCAGAAAGCAAGTTTCTGAAATTAAGTCAAAGGAGAAAGAAGCTAAGAAAGCTAGCAAGCCTGCAAAAGCTGAAAAAGCTCCTAAGGCACCTAAAGCTGAAAAAGCTAAAGCTTAATAAAAACGATTCTTATTTATTTAAAAGGGTCTCCATGGTGAGACCCTTTTTTATGAAACTTTATGTCCCTAGAACATATAACTCTAAACTTAATCTGTATAAAATGAATATTACAATTCAAAGAGTAAAAGTAAATGAATTTACCGCTTTTATCAAAAAATTAATTACAATCGATAAATTTATTTATTTTAAAATTAAACCGGCCGCAAATAAAAAATCAGGTCCAACTATTATTTCAAATTGTTACCTTCCAGAAAAGGATGCTGTTAAAGTACAATCAGTTAGCTTAGCTGATATATTTGAAACAGATGCTGTAATCGACAAGACTATTAAAATATCTTTCTTCGATGGAAGTTATGTAATTGAAGCTTTAAAACATTTTGGACAAACTGTAAGTGGTGAAATTACTTGTAAACAAGAAGGTGAATTCCTTGTTGCAACTAGTATTCGTCTAGTTAACGATGATTTAGATATCACGATTAGATGTACTGACCCAAGTCTTGGATTCCAAGATTTAACATCTGAACAAATTAAAGCTATATTTAGCATTGACGAATCAATATTCTCATTTGATGTTGATTACTTTAAAATTGAAGAGCTAAAAGGCTTATTTAGTTTAGAGAAAGAAAAAGAAACTTTTAAAATAGCAGTAACACCTTCAGGTGTAAGATTTAAAGGTGAAGTTTATAATAAATTAGTAAACTCTGAAATAGTTGCAAAGAAAGAAGTTGAAGTAATGTTTTATAAAAAATACTTGAACCTTTTTGATAAAGAATCGTATACTATTACCGTATGCCCAGTAAAAGCTGTGTTTAAATCACAAGACACGGAAACTATGATTTCAATTGCAAGTTGCCAAAGTGAATAATAATATATGAGTGAATTAGTAGAAAATATTGATAATTTAACCAAACAAGAACTAGAAGAAAAGATTAAGGAATATCAAAATCTTGCTGATAGGTATTTTAACTATGAGCAATCTATTAAACGAATCCTTAACTCTATCTACGGTGCCTTCGGTAATGAGCATTTTTATTTTTTCAATTTAGATATAGCTGAGTCAATTACTTTACAAGGACAAGACGCTATTCTTTATACAGAAAAAATGTTAAATACTTATTTCAATAAGTTTTGGCATAAAGACAAAGAGCTTCATGATAAGTTAGGCATAACTGTATCTGGTGAAGTATTTAAACCGGTTGTTATTTATATTGATACTGACTCTTGTTATGTTTCATTTCAAGAAGCTATTGAAAAATCTACATGGGATAAAGGTGAAAAAGAATTCATTCTAGCATTATATGAACATAGACTTAAAGATTATATCAATAAAGTCATGCAGAAGTATGCGGAAGCTCATGGTACACAAAACTTCTTGAATTTCGAATTAGAGTCTGTTGCAAGAAATGCAATCTGGTTAGCTAAAAAGAAATACATTCAGAATATTAGATGGACTGACCCTGATATTCATTTTGATGACCTTACAAAAGTAAAAACAAAAGGATTTGATAATATTCAATCTTCAACTCCTTTATTTGCCAGAAAGAAATTAACTGATGCATTAAAAATTATCTTTGCTGAAGATAATTTACAAATGTCGAAAATGGTTAAATTCTTAACTGAAGCTAAAAAAGAATTTAAGTTAGCTCCAATTGAAGATATATGCTATAATGTAAGAATGAACAATTACGAAAAGTATATTGTTGATGACCAAAAAACATTTGAAATAGCACTTAAATGTCCAACGACATGTCGTTCAGCTGGATTCCATAACTACTTATTAAATAACTCTAAGTTTAGAGATAGGTATCAAGTTATCTCAAACGGTGAGAAAATTAAATTATATCAAACTACCGATAAAATGTCGAATGTATTTGCATTCATTGCTGGTTCATATCCATATGAATTTGCTCCACCTATTGATTATGAAGCACAATTTGAAAAATGTATGATTGAGCCTCTTAATAGAGTGTTTACTGCAATTGGCATGCAAACACTTAATAGAAATTTAATATATGCGAATAGTCTTTTCTGAGCCTCTAAGATATATAATTAAAGCGTTTAATATATGTTTAGTCGAGATTATCAATGTGGTATTTATAAAATTACTAATTTAGTAAATGGTAAAATTTATATAGGTTCAGCTATTAGAATTGATAGAAGGTTTAAGTCACATTTAAGTCAATTAAGAGGTAATTATCATATAAATAGTCATTTACAAAATGCATTTAATGAGTATGGAATTGATAATTTTAAATTTGAAAGAATTGAGAATGTAAAAGACAAAAATAAATTATTAGAAAGAGAGCAGTATTATCTAGATACACTACTTTATGCTCAGGAATATATTAAAGATAAAGATTCTAGATTTTTAGAATTAGGTTATAATATTAATCCAACTGCAGGCTCTAATTTAGGAGTTAAATATTCAGAAGCTTCTAAAAAGAAAATGGGTGAATGGATTAGAACGCCTGAAATAATAGAAAAAATAAGAAAATCAAATACTGGTCAAAGGAGAAGTTTAAAAACTAGAAAATTACAATCTAAAATAAAAAAGTTAAATCCACCAATAGGTTCTAAAAATGGCTGGTCTAAGAAAATATATCAATATAATTTTGATACTGGTGAATTAATTAAAATATGGGAATCTTCTAATTTAATATATAAAGAATTAGGATGGACTAAGCAAATTATATGTAATAATTGCCAATTAATTAAAAATAAAAATAATCAGATTATTGCATTTAAAGATTTTATATGGTCATATCATGAAATAAGCGATATAGAAACATATAAGAATATTAACCATATAATTAAAAAATATAAATATTTAGGAACTACTGGTAATCATTATAGAAAATAAATAAAAAATAAATATGCGTAGAAATCGTGCAACAAAAGTCACAAAATCAAAAGAATCTAAAGTAAAAGCTACAAATGAATTTTCATTTGATGACTTACAAAAAGAGCTTAAGAAGATTGCTCCTTTAGGTTCAACAATGGACGTGAGTACATTCTCTGAAGTAAGTGAATATATTTCAACAGGTAATTATATTCTTAATGCTTGTTTAACAGGTTCAGTATTTAAAGGATATCCAAATAATCGTTCAGTTTGTTTAGCAGGACCTTCAGGTGTTGGTAAAACATTCTTAATGTTAAATGCAGCAGCTGCAGCTCAAAGAATGGGTTATTATGTTGCATGGTATGATTCTGAAAATGCTGTTGATAGAGAATTAATGGAGAAGTTTGGTTTAGATACTTCTAAAGTTTGGTATGAACCTTGTAATACAGTAGAAGAATTTAGAACATCTACTACAAACTTAACACAAAAATTAATAGATGCACAACGTGCTGGCAAGACTGTACCTAAAGTTATTGCATTCTTAGACTCTGCTGGTAACTTAGCATCCGCAAAAGAAGTAAGTGATGCTGCATCAGGTTCTGATAAAGCGGATATGACAAGAGCTAAAAAGTTTAAATCTATATTCCGTATTTTAATGACTAAAATGGCTGAAGTTAAAATACCTTTAATATTCTCTAACCACGTATATAATACACAAGACTTTATTTCTCAAATTAAAGCAGGTGGTGGTACAGGTCCAGAATATGCTGCATCAATTATCTTAATTTTAACAAAAGCTAAAATCGGTGAAAAGACTAAAGATGATAAAGGTAAGAAAGTTACAAAACAAGTAGGTATTGTAATTACTGCTAAACCTAATAAAAATCGTTTTGCAAAACCAAATGCAGTTAAAGTACATTTAAGATACGATAAAGGTATGAATCCTTATATTGGACTAGAACAATTCTTAGGATGGGACGCTTGTGGTATTGGTAAAGGTTCTATCGTAGATGCTGCAACTTATAAAAAATTAAAAGACGATAAGAAAAAGAAATCAGTTGAATATGCAGATGAGGCTACTGGTGAAATATTCTATTATTTACCAGATGATAAAGCTAAAACAATTGCTGTTAAACATTTAAACAGAGAAGTAAGTGCTGCTGAATTCTATTCTGAAAATACTTTCAGTGATGAAGTTTTACAACAAATCGATGAGGTTATTAAACCTATATTCAATTACGGTATTGATGAAGAATTACCAGATGATGAATTATTCGATGGTTCAGTAGATGATGATAATGATGACTCAGATGAAGATTAATTATGGAATTCACGCCTGAAAAAATAAAAATCAAATATATTCTTGGAATGCACAAAGATTCGCCAGTATATCCTACTGGCGAAGACATTCTATATCTAATGATGAAACGAGCTTTAGATAGAGGTGAAGACATAAATGATATTACATTCACAACTACAAAGCTCTTCAAGAAGTTAGGCGAATTCAAAATGGAAAACGCCGAAAAATCACTTAAAGACTTAGTCGACATAGGAGCTACGGAGGTGATTAGAGAAACAAAAGATAGTCAGACTTATAAAATAATAAATAATCCTTACATATAATGGAATTCAATCAAAATTACGAAAAACTATTCTTTAATTATAGCTTAGTTAATCCTAAGTATCTACTAGTTACTCGTGATGGATTTTATTCTAGTAAAGAACTTGATATACTAGCTTATCTAGCTAAAAAATTCTACGACAGATTTAAAGAAACTCCTAGTCGTGAACAGATGAGATTATTAGTACAAAACTCATCTAAAGCAAAAGATGTTATAACAGACTCGATGATTGATTTAGTATTCGAGTCTAATATTTCAGATTTCGACCAGGAGTGGCTACAACGTACAGCAGAATCTTGGATTAAATGGAGAGCATTCGATAGAAGTTTATTAGACGGTATCGAATATGTTAAAACTAGTAAAGTTAGTCCAGAAAACGTTGATAATGTAATTGGTAAATTCAAAGATATTATCACTGAAAGAAATAGACTTAACTTCGATAAAGATTTAGGTTTAGACTTCTTTAATCCAGACCATCACTATCAAAATCCAGAAGATAAAATTGCATCAGGTAAAAATTTCGTCGATGCAGTATGTTCAGGTGGATACGATAAAGCATCTTTAGTTGTATATGCTGGTGAGCAAAATATTGGTAAATCGATTTGGTTAGCAGGTGATGCAGCCAACTTCGTTAGAATGGGATATAATACTGCATTCATTACAGCAGAGATGAAAGCTACTAAAGTTATTAAAAGGGTTGGAGCTAATCTTCTTGATATTACAATGTCTGAATATGACGTAAAGTCAAAAGATAAAAATTATATTTCAAGAAAATTACAAACTGTAGGAACTGGAGTAATGCCTCCTGGTAAATTATTCATTAAGAAATTCCCAACAAGTCAAGCTACTGTTATTGATATTGAGAACTATTTAAGAGATGTTGAAGATACTGTTGGTATAAAATTAAACGCAATAGTAATTGACTACATTAACATCTTATCTAATTATAGAAATCCAAATGGTGATAATACATATATGAAGATTAAACAATTAGCTGAAGATTTACGTGGTATGGCTGATAGAAATAACTGGTTAATTATTACTGCAACTCAAATTAAAAGAAGTGGTTACGATTCAAGTGATATATCAATGGATGATATTGCTGAATCCGCTGGTTTATCACATACTGCTGATATGATTTATGGTATTATTCAAGATGCTATAATGCATAGTAATAGAGAGTACTGGTTAAAAATATTAAAAATTCGTGATGGTGAAGGTAAAAATACAAAGTGTAGATTTGACATTGATTATGATTATATGAGATTAACTGAATCAACCGACATCAGAGGTAATAATACAAACACACAATAAATGAAGTATGAGAACAAAAATGGATAAAATATTCGACAATACCTTTGATGAATCAGAGTCAGATGGTAGAAGTATTAAATTTAAAATTGATACTGACGAGGATAATGATGTCGAAGGTAGAATGTATTCCGAAATATTAATTAAAAAGATTGATGATTTAATTACAAGTTCAGATTTTAGTAAATTAAATAAAATAAGTTCAGATGGTAAAGTTGTAAAATTAAGCAAGAACCAAATGAGTTTAATTTATAACTATATAATTAAAAACGTAACTGACCATAGTAAGATTGATATCTTCGCGGCAACGACAGATTACTTTGATATACAGCCAGCTAAATTCTACAATTCTTTAAGTAATATACATAAGGAAGAATTAATTTTAGAATTAGACAAGAAGATGAATATACTTGAGAAAAAAAAGATAAGAAAGTTATTCTAACTGCCTAAGATATATAATTAAAAATATATCAAATGTTTTCTAAAGATTATAAAATAGGAATATACAAAATTACTAATTTAGTAAATGGTAAAATTTATATAGGGTCATCTATTAATATTACAAATAGATTTAAAAGTCATTTAAAATTATTAAAATCTAAAATACATCACTCTAATCATTTACAGAATGCATTTAATGAGTATGGAATTGATAATTTTAAATTTGAAAGAATTGAGAATGTAAAAGACAAAAATAAATTATTAGAAAGAGAGCAGTATTATCTAGATACACTGCTTTATGCTCAGGAATATATTAAAGATAAAGATTCTAGATTTTTAGAATTAGGTTATAATATTAATCCAATTGCAGGTTCTCATTTAGGTTCTAAGAGGTCTGAAGAAACTAAAAAGAAAATGAGTCAATGGGTTAGAACTACTGAAATGAAACAGAATATATCTAATGCTAGAAAAGGTATTAAGTTAAGTGATGAAACAAAAGAAAAATTAAGAATTATAAATACTGGTCGAAAAATTTCAAAATCTACTAAAAAAAAGATGTCAATTTCACATACAGGTAAAGTTTTATCAAATATAACAAAAAAAAGAATGTGTAAACCTAAAACAAGTGAACATTCTAATAATATTAGTTTAAGTAGAATAGGTATTAAATTTAACAATACTCATATAGAGAATATTAAAAAATCACACCAAATACCTATATTAAAATATAGTTTAGAAAATATTTTATTAGAAGAATTTAATACTAGTTTAGAAGCAGCATATAGTGTAAATAAAAAATCAAATAAATGGATTATTGATACTTGTAAAGGTAGAAGAGAATCAGCATTTGGTTTTATTTGGAAATATAAAAACAAAGAAGCATGTTAAAGTACCCTGAAGTAAAAAGAGCTTGGATTGTAGGTGACATTCATCTTGGGATTAGAGCGGCAAGTATGGACTGGTTTGATATAAGTAAGATTTATTTCGAACAGTATTTATTACCTTTAATAGAAAAGAATTATAAAGAAGGTGATGTTCTTATACAACTTGGAGATTTATTTGAAAACAGACAAACTATTAATTTAAAATTTAATAGTTATGCTATCGAGATTTTTCAAAGAATTGGTAAAATTTTACCAGTATTTATTATATGTGGTAACCACGATATCTACTACAAGAAAACTAATGAAGTTACTTCCCTAGATAGTATTAAATATATCCCAAACATATATTTATTTAAACAACCAGAAATGATTAAGTTTGGAAAAACTGATTGTTTAATGATGCCATGGCGAGCAGATTATAAAGAAGAAGGCGAAACATTAGACCAATTCCCAAATGCAGAATTTGTATTCTGTCATTCTGAAATGCAAGGTGTAATGTTGAATAGAAAATCTGTACAGCATGAGGGTACTAAAGTAAGTAAGTTTAAGAACTATAGAAGAGTTTACTCAGGTCATATACATTACTCCCAGACAGTTAAAAATGTAGTGATGGTAGGTAATGCTTATCAGATGACTCGTTCAGACCATAATAACCCTAAAGGTACTTATTTATTAGACTTTAAAACTGGAGAACATACTTTCTACGAAAATAAAGTAACACCTGAATTCGTGAAATTAAATGTAATGAGTTTATTGGAATTACCGTTAGAACAATTCAAAGATAAAATTAGAAATAACTTTGTCGACTTATACATACCGTCAGATATTATGATTAAGTATAATATGTCGCACCTAATCAATCTTGTTCAAGATGTTGCGCGTAAAATTGAACCTAATATTTATGACGAGAAAACATTTATAGATATTGACACTGTAACCGAAGAGATACAAAACGGATATAAGAATTTTGATGTATTGAATTTATGTAGCAAATGGGTAGATAATAGCCCGCATGATTCGGATATTAAAAATAAAATGAAAGAAAGATTAAAGCAGTTGTATACAATATCAACTTCTCATTATAACCCAGATTTATAAGATATGCAAATTATTTCAATAGAATTCAGAAATTTCGCTAGTTATGGTAATGCTTTACAAAGACTAGATTTTGAAGAAAAGAATAGCCACCTTTATTTAGTACTTGGTGGAAATGGATTTGGTAAATCAACAATTGCTAATGTAATTATATTTGGATTATATGGACAAGTTGAAAATATTAATTTACCAGATTTACCTAATCGTATAAATAAAAATTTATGGGTTAGAATTAAATTAAGATGTGGTGACAGAACAGTAGTAATTGAAAGAGGTATCGCACCTAAATTATTCAGAGCTGAAGTTAATGGCGTATCATTAGACCAAGCTGGTAAAACAAATGTACAAGAATATTTAGAGACTGAAGTCTTCGAAATGCCATATAATGTATTTAAAAACGTAATCATATTGTCGATTAACGATTTTAAATCATTCTTAACAATGACTCCTAAAGATAAACGTTCAATTATTGATAAGCTTTTTGGTTTCTCAGTAATTAACGACATGTTAGAAAGAGTTAAAAATGAAAGAAAGGTTCTTAAAGAAGATTTAACTAAAATTCAAGGTGAATTAGATACAATTAAAAATTCAATTGATGTAACAGTTGCTAAATTAAATGAACTCGAAGAAACTTCTAACGTTGAAAACAAAAAGAAGATTAAAGAGTTAAAAGAGTCTTTAGTAAAATTAAATGAGGACCATGTTAAATTAACTGAAGCGAAAGAAAAGTTATTAAATGAATATAACGAGTATGACGCAGCAATTAATAAATTAACAACTAAATATAATAACAAGAATATAGCTCTTGTAAATGCTAAAAAGAAATTAAAGCTTTATGAGAATGATACTTGCCCTGAATGTTGCAAAAAGCTTGATACAGATTTTGATAAAGCTAGAAAAGAAGAGTATACAAATACAGTAACTAATGTTCCTTTAGAATTAGAAGCAATTAATTCTCAAGTTGCAGATATTAAAAAGAAATCTGTCGCAAATAGAGATAAACAGAATGCTGTAATTAGTAGAATATCTTCATTATCTACTACAATGCAAAGTATAAAGGGTGAACTAGTTAAAATATCAAATTCTACTAAAAATGGTGCAGGTGAGTTTACTCACTTAAAACAATTAGTTGACGATTTTAAAAATAAGCAAGTAACTAGTGCTCAACAACATTCTGATATGAACGGTAATGACCATTTCTTATCTCTTCTTGAAGAAATGTTAGGAGATGATGGTGTTAAGAATATGGCAGTTAAGACAATTTTACCAGGTCTTAATGCTACTATTGCTCAGATGGTTTCTGAAATGCATTTAAGTTTCCATATCAGATTTGATGATAAATTTAATTGTATTGTTAATCATTTAGGTGAAGATATTAATCCTAGTACTTTAAGTACAGGTGAGAGAAAGAAAGCCGATTTCATTGTTGTTATAGCATTAATTAAATTATTAAAGCTTAGATTTCCTCAATTAAATATATTATTCTTAGATGAAATATTCTCTTCAGTAGACCATGATGGAGTATACGGTATTTTAAAAATATTAAGTTCTGTTATTAAAGAACATAAATTAAATACATTCGTTATTAACCACACTGTATTACCACAGGAAATATTTGATAAAAAGATTGAAATTTATAAAGATAACGGTTTCAGTAAATTTACAATCGACAATATAAAATAAGAGATATATATTAAAAATAAGCATATCTCGTGGCATCATATAATTTAAAATTTAATAAAGACGATTCAGTTATCAGGCATATATTAATAGGCTTGATTGCTGATTTAGATAAAAAATTAAATTATTGGAATACAGTTGACGGTGAAGATATTAAAGTAGATATCCCTTTCTACTTATCACTTACTGGAGATGAAAGTTTCTTATACGACCATTTCTTATTTGATGATGCAAAGGACCCTGAAAGAAAAAAAGCTATAGGTAACTACGAAGTTAAACCTAGAGGAGTTGCATCTTTAGAAAGCATGGCTATTGATTCAAGTGCATTACTTAATAAATACGTCAGAGGTACTTATAGCAAACTAGATGAAGGTAAAGATACCATGAAATCATATACTGCTGAGTTTCAAATGATTCCGTTAGTATTTACTGTTAATGTTAAAATAATGGTTGATACTCAAATTGAAATTTTTAAAGTAACTGAGAAGATTATCAAAGCACTTTATAAGAATAATCAATATCGAGTAGATGTTGGTACATTACAAGAAGGTACATATCCAATTCCTTGTGGTTATAAATTACCAGAAGATTATGAAATGGAAAGACCTATTGAATTTGGATTTGATGATAAGAAAAATAGAACAATTACTTTCACTATAGAATTAAAAGCCAGAATGCCAGTATTTGAGCCAAAAACAGAATTATTTAACGGTAATAGAATGTTCAGTTTTGATGCAAGTATACAGACTACTGACAACATTGATAATCCAAGTATTGGAGGACCTGATTCTATGTTCGGGAAGACCAATAATTAATGATATATAAAAAAAATACGATACAGAAATGTCTTATAATATAACGCCTAGACAGTGTGATGTACTTACAGAAATTAAGTCTGCCAGCATTAAATTAACTAATGAAGGTAAAATGACTGATGAAAGAAGTAAATTACTAGAACAATTAGTACTGCATTTAAGTGACCCTAGAAATGAATGGGGTAAAAATAACTTAAGAGACCTTATCGTTTTATTCCACGATTCTGGTCGTTCACCTGAACAGATATATAATATTCTATACACAATGGGTGTAGAAAAAGAAACAGCATGGGATGGAATCATGCAATATTTACCAAGAACACAACCTCAAAATAATCAATATACAATGAAAGTAAAGGAGCAACTTAATATCTCCGGTAAAGTTCAATCACTTATAGAATCAATGAACTCACTTAATACTGGCGACAGCTTAAACTACACTGTTAAAACTATCGTAAGTATATGCGAGTCATTCTTAAAGAATGATTTAAGTGGCTTATCTGCATATGACCATAGTTCTTACGCTAAGAGTTTAATATCTCAATTAAACCAGTACAGCCATATTAAACAAGTGTCTGAAGCTATTAAATCTATTGAAGACGTATTAGCTGAAAATGCAATGAGTTTAGAATTAGATAACTTATATTCTAAATTAAGCTCTAAGAATTCTAATAATACTTATACAACTGTTATCGGTAAATTAGATACATTCAAAACAATGAATGAATCAGAAATCAGAGAGAAATCTAAATCAGAATTAGTATCATTTAATTATATTCCAGAAGTTAGATTATTCTTAGAAAACGTAGATTTAACAAATGGTGTAGTAGCTGAAGATACAAATAAATCAGCAGTTTCTAAATATGACCTTAAGGGTAGATTAAGAACATTACACGAAAATATCAACAAATACGAAGCTCCAAATTCACACTTTACTGTTAATACAATTAAAACTATTTGTGAGAAATATATTAACCAATTATATAAAGGTAATATTTCAGTATCTGAATCTTATGTTACTGCATTAGTAATTAAAGAATTAGAATCATTTATGTGGTTAGATTCAGTAAAAGAATCTGTAACAGATGCTGTTAAATATATTAACGAAAATATGATGAGTTTCGAAGTTAACGAAACTTTACGTAGACTTAGAAATATGAATGGTAATAATTTCTATGCTACAGCAGTAACTAAATTAGAAGAATTTTCTAATTTATCTGAATCTGAAATCCGTGAACGTATTAAATATGATATGAATGCATTTACTTGGATTCCAGAAGTTAAACGTTTAGTTGAAACTGTTAATCATTTAGAGCATTCATTATCTAGTAATACAGAAGCTGTTGTAGAAAATGTATATTCACCAATCATGCAAATTGATGGAAAAAATGCATTCTATTTAAACAAGAAAGTATATTCAATTGATGAGAATAACCAAATCACTCCAGTTGATTACAATAAATTAACAGCATTATATTTAACATTAATAGCTGTAACTGAGAACTTTAAATTTAATGGCGATGTAGCAACTTATTTTAAAGGCAACAATTCAATTAAGTTCCAATTAACTGAAAATGGCACATCTGTTAAGTTTAATGATACAGAAGTTGAAATTAAAGAGTCAGCTGACCTTAGAAATTTCTTATTATCAAATGGTAGTTTCGGTGTAAATGACATGGCAGAATTAGACATGGTTGCAAAAGCTTTTGAAAACTTAAGCTCTTTCACTCAGTTAGATTTCGTACAAAGTATTCACTCTAGAATGCATAAAGGTGTAATAGTTAACGTAATTAAGTTAGATGAAAATGTTTATATTAACAGAGTTAATCCTTATATGAATACTAACGAATTCATCAAAGCTTCTACAGCTGCAGATGCAATTGGATTAGTAAAAGAATACGTAAATTACGATATTAAAACAAGTTTAGTTGATTTATTAGAAGGCGAAGCGAAACAGGCTGCAATAATTGAAGCTAAAAAAGAAGATTTATTCGATAAGATTACATTCTTAAAAGAACAGCGTTCAATTTTAGCAAAACAACCTAAAAACAATTTAATTCAAGAAGCAGATAATTTATTAGCTTCTGAAATTGAGAAGTTCGAAAAAGAGTTAAATGAATTAACAAAATAATTAAAAAGGTTATATTTAGAATGCGAACTAGAAATAGTTCGCATTCGGGGGCTATAGATATCTAACCTATTGATTATAAGTAACTTAAACAAAAGAATGTATTTCGATATAAGCTTAAATATTAATTAATTATGGCTAAGAGAAAAAAGCAATATTTAAACAACGCTGATTTATTAGAGCAGATAAGATTATCTAAACAGCAGGACTCTCTGACTAGAGAAGCCGAAAAGATGTTAGTATTATTAGCTACAAATGCTATCAAGAAACTGCCGTATGTACATACTGCTGACAGAGACGATTGCTTACAGTTTGCTATATATGATTTACTTAAGTACTGGAAAGGATTTAATTGTGATAAATATACTAATGCATTTGCGTACTATACAGAAATAGCTAAAAAAGGCTATGCTAAAGGTTGGAATAAATTATACCCTAAGAAATATGCAAATACAATAAGAATGAGTGGTTCATATGATAATGACGACTCTGATGGATTATATTCACTAGGATATTAATGAAAGTATCAATTAAAAATGTAAAACCCGACGCTAAATATAAAGGTGGTATTTATAAACCTTTAAATTTAGAAAAATATATAGGACCAATTCCTATTATATGTAGAAGTAGTTGGGAAAGAAAATATTGTCAATACTGTGACTTAAAGGATGAAATTATAAAATGGTCTTCTGAAGCTATTAAAATTAGATATTATAATCCTTTAACTAAAAAGAATCATACTTACTTCCCAGATTTTTATATTAAAGTTTTAAATTCGAATGGTAGCGTACAAGAGTTTATAGTAGAAATTAAGCCATCTACATATTTAAAGAAACCTATTTTACCTAAAAGAAGTACAGAAAAAGCTTTAAGTAATTATAAATATAAATATGAATCATTTATTAGAAATTATGCAAAAGCTAAAGCTGCTAAAGAATATGCAGCTGAAAGAGGAATGAAGTATATCATAATAACAGAAAAGAGTCTTAAATAATGGGTAAACTTTCAAAAGAAATAAGCGCTTTAGTAACTGAATCAAGGGGGCTAGATATTGCTAAGAAAGAATCTATTGAATGGTACAAGAAGACGGCTAGTAGTTCTGGTGACAGTAGTGTAGAAAATTACAATGGACCATTTAAACCTGGTAAAATTTACATATTCAGATATGAAAATCCTAAGACTAAAGATACATTAGAATGGTGGGATAGAAATCCAGTAGTATTAAGTTTAGGACAACATGACGGTAAAGATATTGGAATTAATTTAAACTTGATTCCTTATGCTAGAAAAATACAACTTCTTGATAAAATATACGACCAATATGAATCTAGAATAGATACAATGGTTAAAAGAGGAAGAGGTGATGCAAGCAGTGAACAGGGTATACCATCGTTTACTTATGAAAGAGTTAAACCTTTTCTAGAAAAAACTGGATTTGGTGCTGCAGTAAGAACATACATAATAGGATTAAGAAAGAATAGCAGAGTAGTATCATATTCTAAGTGGAATAGAGTAGCTTTAATAGACTTAAATGATATTAAAGGAGCCACTATAAACAAAGCATACTCAAAAATTGGTAAATATATCAAAAAACATAAAAAATAAATATGGTAGGCTTTTTAATTATTGAAGATATATAACATATGAATTATATATATGCATATTTAGACCCTAGAAAACCAGGTAAACATGTATATGACGATATCACTTTTGATTATTTACCTTTTTATATAGGTATGTCTAAAAATAAAAACAGGAAATTTAATCATATAAATGATTCTATAAAAAATAAAAAGGGAAGAAATAAAAGAAAGATTGAATTAATACAAAAATTAATTAAAAATAAATTAGAACCTATAATAATAACTTTATATGAAAATTTAAGTAACATTGAAGCCTTAAATAAAGAAGTCGAACTTATTGAAAAAATAGGTAGAGTTAATATTAAAACGGGACCTTTATTAAATGTTTTACCAGGAGGCCAACCTATAGAAAGTGAAATAATATCTCTAAAATTAAAAAAAAATAAGAGATTAAACTCCGATAAAAAATTAAAAGTTATACAGATAGATTTAAATGGTAATTTAATTAAAGAATGGGATAGTGCTACAACTGCAAGTAATATATTAAAAATTAATCGTATTACATCATGCTGTAGAGGTGAAAGAAAAACTGCAGGTGGATATAAGTGGATTTATAAAGAACCTGAGAATAGAATAAAAAGAAAGGTATATAAGAAGAGATTAGATAAACCTTGGAATAAATATAAAATTATTAAACTAGATAAAGATTTTAATGAAATTAAAATCTATGATTCAATTGATAATTTAGAAGAAAATTTAAACAAAAGAATGGTTAAACAAGCATGTAGAAAATCATTCTTATATAAAAACAATTATTACAAATATAAAATTTAAAAATTATGGCAGGTTTCCTTGATCGCTTCGGCCCATTAACTAGAAGAATTTCAGTTTCTAAGACTTTACAAGACTTATCAAGTTTCGGTATGAAATACGATGATATGATTATCCGTAACTCACAAGCGATAGGTTTAATGGAAGACAAAGTAGGTTTCGGTCAAATGAATCCATTAGGATATGATAATGAAGACTATTGGTACCCATTTGCAGCCTTATCAATGGCTGATACAACATTAAGGAAAAGTATAAGCTTCTTTGACCAAGATTATATTAAGAAAAGAGATGAATTAAGAAATTTCGCTCTACAAGATGAGGTTGAAGAAATATTAGATACAATGTGTGATGAGTGTATTGTATATGATACTAAAAATTTCTTCTGTCAACCTGATGTAATGTCAATGACAAACGTTAAAGAAGACGTTAAAAAAGAATTAAATAAATCATTTAATAATATTTATAATTACTTTGGTTTTAATCAAGACCAATCTGCTTGGTTCTATTTCCGTAAATGGTTAATAGATGGTTATTTAGCATTTGAAATTATTTATAATGATAGACAAGATGAGATTATAGGTTTTAAAGAATTAGACCCAGTATCATTAGTACCAGGTATCGATAAGACTACTAATAAAAAGATTTGGTATCAATATAAAGATAATCCAGCTAAAGAAAGAAAGATATTTGATTCACAGTTAATATACCTTTCATATGGTTCAGTAAGTACAGCTTCTAGAATTTCTTACGTTGAAAGATTAGTAAGGTCATTCAACTTAATGAGAATCATGGAAACAACTAGAGTTATATGGGCTGTAATGAACTCGTCATATAGATTAAAATTTATTATTCCAGTAGGTGGTAAATCTAAAACAAGAGCTAAACAATCATTAGCACAATTAATGAACAACTATCGTGAGGTAGTTGATTTTGATTATGGTTCTGGTACTCTTAAAGTAGATGGTAAACCTATGATGGCATTTAATAAAGAATATTGGTTACCATCTAAAGAAGGTGAACAACCTGAAATTGAAACATTAGGAGGTGATGGTCCTGACTTTAATGATACTGATTCATTAAAATACTTTGCTGATAAACTAAAAATGGCATCAAAAATTCCTTTCAGTAGATTTGATAAGGATAGTCCAGCAACATATGAAATGTCTGCTGAAGGTTTAATCAGAGAAGAAATTAAGTTTGAAAAATTCGTAAATAGATTACGTTCTACATTCCAAGAATTATTAGTTAAACCATTATATTTACAAATGTGTATCAAGTTTCCTCATTTAAAAAATGATGCAAACTTTAAAACTCATATATCTTTACAATTCAACGCAGATAATATGTTTGCTGAATTAAAAGAAATGGAAATTTATCAAAAGCGTGTTGATTTTATTTCATCATTAAAAGATTCATTAGTTGAACAAGACGCAGACATGAATGAACAACCATATTTCGATTTAGAGTTCTTAATTGAAAGATTTTTAAAGATGGACCAAGCTGACATGGATAAAAATAAAGAGATTAAAGAACGCAAAGCCAAAGAGAAAAAGAAGAAGGGCGGTTCAGGAGAAGGCGGTGGCAGTAACGTTGACTTAGGTTTCTAAGATTTTCCAGGAAATCACAAATATATAAAAAAAATATAGATACGTAAATGTCAAATAATGGAAGGCTTTTAACAGAAAATGGTTTAGAACAATTAGACCGTTTAAAAAATGCTGCTAAGTCATTACTTGTATTAGAACGTTCATCTGAAACATTAGGATTTACCAAAGACACAGACGGTAGTTATGTTTTAGAAGGAATATTCGGTGAAATCGGTGTACGTAATAAAAATAACCGTATTTATGATGCGGATGAATACGTACCACAGATTGAAGCATTACAAGAAAAGATTAAAACAGGAAAACTATTAGGTGAATTAGACCACCCTCAAAATTTCGACATATCTCTTAAGAATGTATCACATTCAATTGAAGAATTATACTATGATAATGATACTAAGCAAGTAAGAGGTAAAATCCGTTTACTTAATACTACAGCAGGTAGAGAAGCTAAAGCTTTAGTAGATGCTGGTATTCCATTACATATTTCTAGCCGTGCAGCTGGTATGGTTGAATCAAATGGTCACGTTAAAATTAAGAGATTATTCACTTATGATTTAGTTGCAGACCCGGGTTTCGAAAACGCAGAACTTAGAAGAGTAAATGAGTCATTTGGTTTTTCTAATGATGATAACGTTCAAATTTTTGAACTAGATACACCCGTGTCTTTCGATAAATATTCTAACGTAAAAGAAAATAATGATTCCGAACAAATGGAAGGCGCAGTAAAAATAGAAGATTTTAATGCTTATTCTAAGCATATCACTGAGCAGATTAATTCTCTTAAAGAAATTGTAAAATCTTTAAAAGAATCAAATGGTTCTACATCGACTGATAAGGATAGTCAAATTGCTTATATGAATAAGATGTCTCAGAAAATGAATGAGATGTTTGCATATTTACAATATACTGCTAAGACACTAGACGAAGTTGTTTCTCATAATGATAGTATAGTTGAATCATTCCAGCAATTAGAAGGCTATGTACAACATGTAGCTGAAAGAGCTGATTTTGGTATTCAGTATGCTGAAGACTTAGGTAAGAAAACAAATGGTATCTTAGAATACAATAAATATTTAGCTGAGCATATTGATAACTTAGCACAATTCGGTGATTCATTAGCTGAAGGTTTAGATGACATCACAGCATACACTGAGTATATTAAAGAAAACTTAGAAACAGTAGGTCAATATAGTGATTATACTGCAGAAAATGTTAAGAGAATTAAAGCTAAGTTAGCAGCAGTAAATGAAGAAGATACTGCTAAAGAAATTGAAAAGAAAATCAACAAAATGGGTGAACCAGAACAATTAGATTCTAAAGAAGGTGAATCTGTTGTAGGTGAAGAAGAAAAAACTAAAGCACCTGTAGTTGAAGCTGAAAAGAAAAATGAAGTTGCTGAAATTCAAAATGAAAGCAAATCATATAAAGAAGGTATTCTTGAAAAGTTAGAATTAATAGTGGAATCTGCTAAGAAGCAAACAGTAGATTACAGTGGAGATTTACACTTCTTAAGATTAGTTGACGAAAATAGAAGAAATGAGTACAAGTCATTAAATGAAAATCAACAATTCCAATTGATTGGTGCATTTAAAGATAAGAACTATACATCTTCTAGAGAAGTTGAATTAATCTGGGAAAATGTAATGAATCCTCAACCTAAAGTAATAAACTTTATTGAGAGTATGCCTGTCGAATATCGTGCATCTTGGGATGCGGCAAATCAAAATACGAAAAACCGTATTATTGCTGAAGCACAATGGCATGAATTAAGTTCACAATACTTAATTGATACATTCTGGTCAACAAGAGATTTCCGTAACAAACAAGTTGAATTAGAGAAAGTTAATGAATCAGAAACATTAAAAATCGAAACTGCTAATGGTGGTTATGGAGTAAGTAAAGAATATTTACAGTTCTTCCAAAGTGATTTAATGAGAAGATTTGGTAAATAATCCCGGATATTCCGATAGATAATAAAAATAAAAGAAAAAATAATACATTTTATATGTACAGACCACAACCAATAAATGAATCAGAAGTAAGAGCTACTTGGGCTCCTATTATCGAGTCTGCTACTAGTATTAAGGATGCAAGCAAATTAGCTTGGATGTCTAAATACTGCCACTACCACAAGGTAGCTGAAGACGCAGGCATGGTAGATTTCGGTATGTTAAAAGAATCTATCTATAATCAAGTACACTTAAATCCAGGTATGAACGTTCCAGGAATGGGACCAGTTTCTTTCCCTGGTAATCCTGGTACTACTACTCAGTTCCATTCACAAGCTTATGGCTCAGGTGATAAACCGTTCAGCTTACTTCCATTATCTATGCAAGTTGCTGCACAAACAGTAGGTTTAGATTTAGTTCCAGTTGTTCCATTAGGCGGACCTTTCGGTATGTTAACATACTTAGACTTCCCTTATGCAGGTGGTAACTTAGCTACTCCTTCAGTTGTAGTTAACGGCTTAGGTGGTGCAGACGGTAGAGTTGCTCCTTTAATGATTAAGTCAAATGTTACTTATGTAACTGGTTTCGTTCCTGAAGCTAATGACGTATTCTATACAAAAGACGGTTCTGAGTATGCATACAAATTAACTTATGTTGCAAAATCTCGTATCGATGGTTACTCTATTTTCAAAGTAGAAGCTAACACAAATCCTGCTACAGTTCCTGCATCAGCAACTTTCCAAGCTGGTTACGATAACGGTATCACTTTAGCTGATATCTTCTTCGCTGGTTCTACAGTAGATTTAGTAGATGGTTCTTTAACAGTTGTAGCTAACAACACAGTTAATTCTGCTGAGTTAGTAAAAGCATTAGAAGACCACGTTACTGCATTCTCTGGTAGAGGATTCAAATCAGGTAATGTTGCATCTAACGACCCTTACTTACGTGAGGAAGGTGAATCAACTCCTGATAACTTAATCGGTCTTAAATTAAAGAACCGTTCTATCAAAGCTGGTACTTTACAAGTAGCTGCAGCGGTAACACGTGAACAAATCCAAGACTTAAAACAATTCGGTATTGATGCAGTAGCTCAAGTAGAAGCTGTATTAATCAACGAATTAACTCAAGGTATTAACAAGCACATCTTAGAAAGAATCTTCCGTTTAGGTAACACTAACGCGAAACAAGTATACGATGTAGATGGAACTAACTTAAGTTTATACGTATCTGCTTCTGGTACAACTAATATTACATTAGGTTTACCAATGGATTCAGATAACTTCGTAGATAACGTAGTTATGTCAACTGCTGCAACTACACCTACTTCAGGTGATAACGGTGGTACATTACAAAGAAGAATCTTATCAAGAATCTTAGCTGCATCTAACTTAATCGCTATCCGTGGTCGTAGAGGTGCTGCAAACTTTGCAGTTACTAACGGTCAAATTGCAACAGCTTTACAAGACATCGCTGGTTTCGTACCATATCCATTAGCAAACACAGTTAACCAAACTGCTGGTTCTTTATATCCAATTGGTTCAGTTGCTGGTGTTAACATTTATGTTGACCCTAACATGAGCTGGAACGATACAAGAATTGCTATCGGTAGAAAAGGTGACGGTAACTCTCCTGGTTTAATATTCATGCCTTATTTAATGGCAGAAGCAGTACAAACTATCGCAGAAGGTACTATGGCTCCTAAAATCTCTGTAAAATCTAGATATGCATTAGTTGAAGCTGGTTTCCACCCTCAAACAATGTACTATACTTTAGGTGTACAGTTCAATGGTTACTCAATTATTTAATCATTAAGTTTTATAAATTAAAAGCCTTCCAATTACTGGAAGGCTTTTTTATGATTTATACTACAAGTCAGTGATATATAAATCTAACGATATATAAAAAAACAAAAAACCTATATAATCATGGCATTTGAAATTAAAGCAATTGATAATTTCATTACAGAATGTAAAGCTTCAGGTAAAGATATTACCTATGATAACTTCGCACCAATTAATGAAAGTTTAAGTACAGATATTCAAGTACCTGCAGAAATATTCGAAGCATATTTAAAATATGTTGATATTTCAGGTACAGAAATGGTAACAATATTAGAATTTGAAAAAATTAAATCTTTCTCTGAATTTATAAATGACAGAAAAGAAGGTGATGATTCAATCTCAACTGAAGATGATGAGGATGATGATTCAACTGAAGGTGGTGAAGGTGACTCACATGATGAACCGGATGCAGACGATGCAGGCGCTGAAGGTGACGGTGACTCTGACGATGCAGGCGCTGAAGGTGATTCAGCTGAAGGTGACTCTGCTGAAGGTGAAGG